AATCGGGACACTGGCAGCAGAGCCCACGAACAAGGCCGTAGAGTACAACAATCTCTTGTGGATACCCCTTGGCCTTGGCGGGTATGCCACGGTCAACGATCTTGGCACGATCACCCCGTATACCGATCTGAACATCATTGCCTTTGTGGTATGGGATAACAAGATCGTGGCGCTCACCTATGAGGGTGTGCTGCGGATCAAGTATCTGGCAACGGCGTGGGAAGTGGCTGACCCGAACCTTGCCCTTCCATCCGGGCATGTGCCCCGCAACCTTGTGGTGTTCATGGACCAGCGGCAGGACCCGACGATTCACATCATCACCAATCGAGATGTGTGGGCGTATGACCGGGGACTTGCACGGCTGGTGCGAACACATTTGCAGTTCCCCCGGCACCCGGATCAGGGCTTGGCATCGACCGTATGGCGTGGCGAATCCATGTACGTCAGTGTTGGCCTCGGTATCCACGGGTACAACGGCGGCATCATCACATCAATGGGGCCGGACGGACGGCACGGGCTACCGGCTGATCTGCGTGGCCGCGTGGTTGATTTGGAGCCAGAGTATAACGGGCTGATTGCCGTGATCGAGGGGGCGCAGGTCGTAGTCAGCGAGGGGCAAGAGTTCTACCATGTGCGCCGTCAGTACCAGGACGATATGACGGGATTCCCCACGGTGAACGCACGGTCCACTATCCTGCGCTTTACCGGATATGGCTGGCATCCTGTCTGGACAAGCCCGGATGTAAGCGGGTTACCCACATGGGCACATGTATCGGAAGCAGATGGTGAGTACCGGCTGTGGTGGGGCTATGCTGGCGAGATGTACTATCAGGACTTGCCCGTGACGTTCCACAATCCCAAGGCAGGGATGCAGGTCGGGGTTGCTGACTTTGCCCCACGCGGGTCGCTGACGACCGGATGGTTTGACGCGGATATGATCGCGTTCTACAAGTTGAACGGCCACTGCGAAATCAATACCGAAGATGTGTTCAGCGACGGCACGCCTACGGGCGAAATCAGTTTGTTCTACCAGAGCGATACTGATCCGGGCTGGCACCTGATGGGCAAGATGGACCGGATTGGGCGGGCAATATTCCCGTTCAACCTGATTGAGACTGAGGGCGATGCGACATTCAGCGCCGGATTGCTGACACGGCGTATCCGGTTCCGTCTGGACTTTGCCAGTGACAACCCCAAGTATTCCCCGGTGATGCGTTCCTTCCTTGTGAAGTTCATCAAGATACCGCTGTCCACTATCACGTGGACGTTTGAGGTGGACTTGAAGAAGGTGTCGTTTATGGGCATGGGCGTCAACGACATTGCCAACCATCTCGACGACCTCGCTCACAGTACCGAGTTGTGCGAGTTCATCCACCGTGACCGGCATTACCGTGTCCGGGTGGCGCAAGTATCCGGCTCGGAAAAGACAGGCGTAGACCCGCGTTCTGTGAAACAGCTTTCGATTGTCGAAATGGTGCTCCCCGCGAATGAGTTGAGGGAGCCGCCAAGTGGACCGTGAACGCACCAATAGGGACCTGTATAGGCCACCGCGATTACGCACACCACCTGCCCTTCCTACGGGTCCCCGCATGTACCGGGAGCCAAAGGATAAGGGTTACAAGGGTCCGACCAGTGAGCCGCCACCGGGGTTTGTGCGTGGCACCACGAGCAAGACAGAGTGGCAAATATTTCATGCCATGAGCAAAGTCATGGGCTACCCGCAAGACCCACGACAACCACCTTTCATCGGCATGCCCGGCATGTGGACATATCAAAAAGCATGGGACGAGGGGCGAAGGATGGTAGGGGGAAGCGTGGTCGATTTCCTTGTGTATTCAGGAAGTCGATCTAACATGGATATTGCCTTCCGGGTCGTTACCGAGCATTGGCATTTGTACGCCGGGATAGATCAGCAAGCCCACGATGCATTGCAGCGCGAGCGGCTATCTATGTACATGAGAGTGGTCGATTTGTATGATTACAATTTTGCTTTCGACCCAACGAATCAAGCGGCGATTATCCTTATCAAACGGGCATTGAACGGCGAGGTTGAGCCGAATCCAGCAAACGACGGCACTACCATGAGAGTGACAAGGGCTGCATACAAGTAGTCAATCATCGGGGAATGATATGTGCTTCCAGTTTCTGCCACTTGTAATCATCCAGATCGCATTGCGGCTTACCCCGAACTCGGCGGCGAGGCTTGCGAGTGTGGTATCCCGCTGTTCGTATCGTCGTAGAATCTCACGAACATCGTCCTCAGTCAATCTACTATGGCTATTGCCCTCACCGCTGAACTTGCGCGGTGGTTCTACGGGCTGGTCGCGTTTCTGTGGAAGCATTGGCCCGCGCCTGCCCATGTCTATCGTGTCGTTCATGTTGTCTTTGGGAGTGCCAGCGTATAAGTGTGCAGGATTGCAGCACATGGGATTGCCGCACTTGTGGAGTGCGTGCAGGCTATCTATGTGGACACCAAGAGAAAGGATGAGGGCAACCCTATGGGCGTAAACATGAATCGTCGATTGGTCGCCGCATTGTTCAAGCCAATGCATCTTCCCATATCCGTACTTGTGGCAACTCATTGTCCACGGCCAGCAGGCATCAGGTCCGCCCGACTGATCTACACGCGACCAGAACTTGTCTACTTGTTCTTGAGTGAAATGGTGGGGGCGAGTACACTGAGGGTGCATAGCGTTACTCCAGTCTATAAACGTTGTGCCGCGCCTCCGGTCACTGCTATGACGCGGGGGCTTTCTCGTATTCTATCAGATGGACAAATGACAGTAGCGGTGTCGCTGTGAACGCGACAATAGAAACAAAGGACGGTGAGATACCATGCTAATCAGGGGATATATCAGACGGGTAGACGATGGGTCCGCTGTTCCTGACGGGACAGAGGTAGCGATTCGCCGCCATGTTGATGATTCGCTCATCTCTACTGCTGTCACTGTTGGCGGCATGTATGAACTCGTGCTGAACGGATCGCCGGGTCCGTATTATATCCGGGCGGCGATTGCCGATGAAGTGCATATCTCATCGTCCAAGGTCGTTGGCATGTCTGGCCCGCTGGACGTGGGCAACCTGCCGTTGTACTTTCGGGGTCTGTGGAGTGACGGCTATATCGCCGGTTTCCTGAATGAATCCAGTGTGTATTCGAGCGGCGCGGGTATGGCTGTGCTTGTGCGCTCAGGCGTGCATCTCGTCAAGGGCGTACTGTACGACCAACCGGGGGAGGAATCGCTGACGATTGATGCCCCGGATACCCAACCCCGGATTGATACCGTCGTTATTGAAGTGATGGTGCCGGGGAGTGGTCCCGATGTTGAGGGGCGAACACGGCTGGTGGTCAAGAAGGGCACGCCTGCTGCATCCCCGGTTGCGCCATCGCTGACACAAACGACTGGTGGCATCTGGGAACACCCGCTTGCCAACATCACAGTTGATCCCGGCGTGTCCTCGATTGCATCCAACAAGGTTGCAGACGTGCGTGTGCCCGCGAACGTGCAAATCAGCAACGGGTATATCGACACAGACATGATCGCTGATGGCGCGGTCAATATCGCCAAGATCACCACGGGAACACTTGATGCCCGGTACTACACTGAGGCCGAAGTAGACCTCCTGCTTTCACAGCGCAGGCCGAAATCCGACCGGGGAACCTATGCGGCGAACCAGACGGTTTCAACAGCAGGGACACGGCAGCCCACACAAGACGGGGTTACGGTGGGCGACCTTGGTTTCTCCGGGTTGCTCCCAAGTACCCAGTACACCGTTGAAGTCTCGGTTGCGATGAGGATCACGGGTGGCCCCACGACCAGCCTGGCGCTTGGGTACAGCGTCATCGGGGCAAGCACCTCGGGAGCAAGTACCGACCTGATCCCGGTGCCAGATAATGCGAACTACCTGACATGGACATGGAATCATGTCAATACATCATCCCCCGGTGGCGCGATTACCGTTCGCCCGATGACGACCTGGGGCGTGGGCACCTACACGGTGACATGGGTAAGCATTTCCGCGAGACTGGACCTGACCGCATGAGTGAAGTGACCCGTTCCAATCCATTTGCAACGGTGATTGATACCCGCCCCGGTGAAGTCCGGGTTCGGCTGGGTGATGGGGCTACCCTGCCGCGCTGGTATCCATCTGTCTTTGCAACCACCCCGATTGATACCGTGGGATTCATGATTCGCCTAAACCAGGAGGACATGTTGTTCATCCCGCAAGGAATGACGATATAGCAGGGGAGGGGGCATGAATGAATGTACCGCGCAACAACATAACAGCACGGCCTCATCTGTACTTGGTGCCGAAGCAAGGGCGGGGTGGTGATGGACGGGAACAGCATAGCCCTACTCATAACCGCGATAGGCGGGCCGACCACTATCGGGATTCTCTACAAGTGGGCCAAGGCGCAAGGCAGGGCAGAAGCACTCCAGGAACAGTCGGCGGCTACGATCAAAGCGAAGGACCAGGAGATAGCCGAACTGAACGTGGAGAATACACGTCTTTGGGAACTGCTGACACGCCCACCGGGGGCGAACCAATGAGCGGTATGATGAATAAACTGCACGACATATGGTGCATCCTGACGCATCGGTGCCGACCGCACATGCAAGAGGACCAGTTCATGCAATACCTCAAAGAGGAGGAACAGGCTGCGCTTGATTCGGCCACCCGTATTCGTGAGCGCCGTCAACACGCGATGGTGGCAACGCTGCGCCACCAACGGGGGCAAGGGGGCTCGGTATGAGTGAAGATGTTTTCCAACTGATAGTCGTGTGGACGTTGTTTCTCACCACCATCGCACAATCTGCGGTCCATGGAAAAACCTGGTGGGCACTAAGGCCACAGGCGAAAGAGGATCGGCTTGCTACAACCCTGTTGCAGCGCGAGGGGGCGCTTGCTATGAAGGGCTTTGCGCGTGCCACTTTCGAGTTCGTGCTGGTCTGGCTAGTTGCCCGGGACAGGATGCCATTCAACGAAACAGCCCGCGAGATTATCTATGTGGTAACGGCGGCGCTTGCCATCTACGCGGTATGGCGTGGGTACAGGTTTATCGTCGCACTCCGGGCAGAGAACTGGGGACGGCCTGTTGAAACCAAGGATGCCCGTGATTTGCGGCAACAGGAAACACAGGACAAGTTGGACGAAACGGCGCTCGTGCTTGCAGAGACAAGTAGAATCAATGCAACCCGTGGCCGTCATATTAGTCTCAAAGGAATGGAGTTGGACAAACGTGTTATCAGGCTATCGCATCGGCAGCGTGCGCACGACAAGGAAGGAGCAGATCAGGCGGCGGTAGGCGTGCTGCAAGATGCAACCGATGTACGGCAAGGCGAACGTGAGGACGCGTTGGACTTACGGGACAAGGAGGAATAGTCATGGCACTTAAGACTTACACATTCGTTGGGTTGGCGAAACCCGTGTACCTGCCAGATGACATCTTGGTAGAAATCAAGATCATCCCCGCTGGCAACACCAACGTGCGTAGCAATACGAAACGTGCTGCCAGTGATGTGAAGTTTGTCACCCGTCACGAGACAGCGAACTTCAATGCCGGTGCCGATGCGGATATGCACTATCGCTACCTGATGAGCAACCCCGATCCAGCAGCGGGATACAACACGGTCAGTGACGACAACAAGGTTATCCAACTCACGCCGTACGATGAGGATACCTGGGCTGCGGGCACCTACACGGGGAACCACACCAGCGATCATCACGAATTGTGCGTAGATGCTGGAACGGATCATGCCAAGGCTCGTCGCATTGCTGCCGCCGTGGATGCCGGGGTGCTTCAATCCCGTGGGCTCACCCCGCAGGCTGGTTTGCTCCAGCATAACTACTGGACGGGCAAGAACTGCCCGTTGCTGATGAGGGCCAACAATAACGAAATCTGGAACTACTCGTACTACCCGATGGTCAAGAAGTTCCATGCAGACATCGTTGCCCATGTGAGCGGCGGCATCGCTCCGACCCCTACCAAGCAGCGGACATTCACCACGCGGTTCGAGTTGTTGCTGCGGACATCGCCGGGTTTCTGGGACTACGCCAACAACAAGAGCAACGTCGTTCGCACACTCCCATCTGGCACCAAGGGCACGATTGTATCCGGGCCGAAGGAGGTGGAGGGTATCGCGTGGTATGACATCAGTATCCCCGGTATCGGGACTGGCTGGGTGCAGGATGAGGTGCTTCACACGTTGACGATTGCGTAGGAGGTGATCGGGCACTACGTTGTGATAACGTTGTACTTGCCTATCTTCCGCCGCCCTATGCGGGTGTTGCGAACATGGGGCACCGTGCAGTCGTGAACCAAGGAGAATCCATCATGGACAGACAAGACCCATTGAGCCTGTTGATTTACGTTGTCGTGTTGATTGTGATTATCGTGGTGCTGTTCCGAGTCCTCGGGATCGCGCTGTAAGGAGAAATGTCATGGCACGAAAGAATGACCCGTGGGCAAAGCCCTCAAAACCCACGCCTGCCGGTAAATCATCTGCTGGCCGTGGTGTTGTGTCGGGGCCAGGCACGTTGAAGGCGGTAGGGAAGTCTCCCTTTGCATCGACGAATCCGGGGCAATCAAGTCGGCCCGTAAAGGCAGCGCCCGCGCAGCCACGCTCGTTCCCCGGTGAACCTGGACCGAACTTCACGCCGAAACAATTGGAGCAACTTCGGAATATTGCAGGGGTTATGTATGGCCAAAAGCCTACGGCCAAGCGAAGGGGACAGTGATGCAAAAAGAACCTCTTGCGATTATCGGTACGATTGGCTCACTGATTGGTGCGTTCATTGTGCTGATGCAATCGTTCGGTATCCCGGTAACAGACGAGCAGTTGAACGCAATCCAGGACTTCGTGACCATTGCCGCGCCTATCCTGATTATGCTCATCGGTCGGCAGTTCGTATTCAGCCCGAACACCACTGAGGCCCTGACTGACAAGGCGTATGATGCAGGGCTACCACCAACACAGCCACAGCCTGACTTGCCATCCCCACCGGCTGACAATGATCCGGCTGCGCATCCCGACAGTCCGTTCATCAACCGACTAGGTTAGGAGAACATCATGGCAACAATCAACCTCGACAGGCGCTCGGATGCGCCTATCGTTATCAATGCGGCGGCGGCGGTAACGCCTGTGCCGGACGCGAACTCCGATGTGTACCTGGTTGCAGATAGCACGGCCACCATGTACCTGTCCTACACGGGCACCCCTACGGGCACGATCCGTGTATGGCTCACCGATGGAACGGACTGGTATGAAGGGGCATCGCACGCCTTCGATAGTGCGGACGGCAAGAGCGCGGTATCAATCGCGGTCCCTTCACGTGGGTTCACCTTGCAGGTGGAAACATTCACCGGGCTCACCAGCAGTGTGACTGCCAAAGTCTCTAACAAGTAGACACAAGAAAGCCGGGGCTCAACACCCCGGCTTCTCTGTGCGTGCTACTCAGTGGGCGCGTCGGGGGCTGGTTCCTCAGCGGGAGCATCGGCCTTGGGTTCCTCATACTTGCCGATGTCGCCCTCCTTGACGATGCTGGTGGTGCCGTCATCGAAACGGAATCGCACGCCCTCATCATAGGTGCCCAACACTTCGCCCGTCTTGCCGTCTACCGTGGCGCGTACGCCTTCTTCAACCTTGAACTTACCTGCCATGTGGTGCTCCTTTACTGATTGCCATTACGTGTAACCAGAATATCATATGTCTGCTCGGCAATCGGGCACCACCAGCCGCGCTCAGTCATGGTCGGGGAACGCGGCGTCGAGCGCGGCTTCCACGACACGGCTTGCTTCATCCCGTGCATACACGTCCCGCACACCGAGGCTCAGCCCGTCTGTGGCGGCGTAAATCACATCGTCACTCAGCAGCGCCTCGCGCACAATGGCGAGGATGCGATCGGTGTACGCGTCGAAGTCGGGATACTCGCCACCAAACTTGGCCCACTCTACGCCTGCGGCTGCCATGCTGCGTGCCTCTTCCGCTATCCTGTCCCGTGCGCTACTCATGGTCGGCCTCCTTCACCAATACCCGCGTGCCGTCTGGCTGCTCAAATGCCATCGTGCCATCGGGCAGCGTCGGGTCAATGCGAATCGGGAATATGTCAGTCAGGCGCGGTTGGTGTTCCGCCGCAATGGCCTTCTCGATCTCCGCAACCCCGCTCTCGACTACCTGCTCGGCTGTGCATAGCGCGCCCGTCCGCTCGATGGTCTCCCGCCAGTTGTAGGCGTGCCAGAGTTCGCGCCGGATGGTGTCGGTGAGCGTCATGGCTGTGGCTCCTTGACATCCAGTTCGTGTCGTATCACTGCCACCTCGTAGATAGCATCCGCGAAGGCAGAGTTGGCTTCCGCCTGTTCGCGGGTCAAATACAACTCAGATACATCGTCCGTCGATGCGCCGGTCTGGTCATGCAGGATGGGGTTTCGCGTGCCCCAATACACTTCTCGCTCGTTCACGTCTATCTCTCCTTGGTGCGGCCTTGCGCGATGGTTACGTCCATTCGTACAGCCTCGGTGCGGCGTATGTCCAGTATGGGCATCAGCACGGCACATCGCTTGTAGATGCCATCGCGCTCAGCCTGAATGTGGGTGGCAGGCTCGTGGGATAAAGTACTGCGCCAGTGAAGGCACACCACACGAGCTGCCGGGAAACTTGGTCACTCCCTCCTTACGTCTAGCCAACACGTCGCTGCTGCGCCCACCGGAGCAGACGCAGGGGCGGCGGGTTAGCGTTGCTTCTTTCCAGCGCGTCGTAGGTAGCGAGGCTCAAACAATCCTCGGCCTGTACCATCGTGCCTTTCCACTTCGCAGCAAATGCCGAACGGCGTTGTAACATCCACTCTGGTCACCACGCCCGGAACATTGCGCCAACCGAGGCCGTTGATAATGACTTCATCGCCTACTTGGAAACTCATCACTTCTGCTCCTTCGCCTTGCGGCACGCATCCAGGATCGCGGCGGTGCGGGTCGGTCCGGTACTAATCCCGAACATCATTGCTCTCACCCTGATTTCAGCCCGGTATCCGTCACCATCTGGCCCAATCCACACTGCTGCCTCCTCATGTACCCCATCCAGCGCCGCGTCAATCCCGAACTGGTCAGCGGCGGCAAGCGCGGCGGCTGCTTGGTCAAGCGTCATCGCGCGGAGAAATCGCGCCTCATCGAACGCGGGGTCTGGGTCTTCACTACAGGCGATCAAAGCGTCCCAGTTGCCTTCTAAATCAAAGATCGCCTTCGCCACCGCCTCTAGTCGTTCATTCTCACTCATAGCCCTATCTCCTTCTTCCGTGCTTCCCATGCCTGCCGCCTGCATATGGGCGAGCAATACCGGCCCTTTGCATTTCCGGGTGTGAACTCCGTGCCGCAACCTGCCCGGTCACATATGCGGGCTGGTTGCCTCTTGCGCGGCTTGTTCCCCGTGCCGACCGGGATGTACTTCGCCCGTTCCCGTGCCCGCCGCACATCGTCCCTGCACTCCCGCGAACAGAACGCAGCGTGCTTGCACGCCGGGGTGAACTCCGCGCCGCACGACGGGTGGGCGCACATCCTGGTCGGGATAGATCCACGTACTTTCGTCGCCCGATCTGGCACCCGCTCGGCGGCGTACTTCTCGGCCTTGCGCTTCTGATCGTGGCGGTAGCGGCATGTGGGACCGCAATACTTCAACGATGTCCCGCGCATCGTGGTGGTGAATGGCTGCTTGCATTCCTGGCAGATCAGCGTGCGCTCCGGCTTCTGCGGCCTCGAACTCAGCCGTACCTGGCACAACCGGCACATCACCTGCGATTCCTGCTCCGGCATGAACTGATGCGGGCCGTCGGGCGTGTCCGTGATGATGCAAGTGCGGTAATCGAAGTGGCGGCGTGGGCGTGGCGGTGACGTATAGGCAGGTGCGCTACTCATGGCCTACCTCAATCCCAATGGCGGCGATGGCGGCGGTCATGCCATTCGTAAACGCCTTGACGGATTGCTCGGCAGCGGATGGGCGCTTGTCGCCCGCTCGGACTGACCAATACTCCATCGACTTCTCTAGCCACCCGTCAGTTAGCGCATACACCGCCGCATCGCTCATCAACCGCCGCGCCACGCCAGCCTCGACAATCTCGGCGACTTTGTTGGCAAGGCTTAGCGCCGCTTTCCCAGGGGCATATGACGCACCTGATTGTCCCCAGCGGTAAGCGCTCACAAGGAAGTCCTCAATTTCTTCCACTAGTGTCTGGTTCTGATCGCTCATCGCTGCCCTCCTGTCGTTTGCGGTAACGCTGTCGCTGTTCAGGTGCGGCTCTGCCATTGGCCCGTAGTGGTGGTCGAGTTCACCCCACATGTCGTTCATCGTGTTGCTCCTGTTCGTTTCGGGCGATGATTCGCGCCATTTGCCGCCATGTGACCGGGATTGCACCGGCGCGGATAGCCGCCCACCGCTTAGCAGGGGTGACGTCGTAATGCTCTAGTCGCGTCCCTGGCCGCTGTATCCATTCAGGCCGCAGCCCAATTGCCTTAGCCATTTCTTCTAACTCTTCGCGAGTGTCCGCGACCATGTGCCCTGCCCACTTGCCAGTCTGCGAACGCATGTTATCGACATAAACCGCCATCACGTTCCCTCCTGTCCTTCACCGAATCCGCCTTGCCAGACAACCGTTTCCTGCAAAATGTCCGCAGCAACGTTGTCCGTTGGGAAATAACTGAGAATCCACGAGTGAAGTTCGTGTGCCGTGGTTCGTGGCATGGGGTCTGATCGGATGCGCGTACCGTCCCGCAGGCGAACCAAGACGGTGGTATCGGGTCGCTCTGCCTCACGGTTTTCGTCTGCATCATCGACCTGCCTTGTCGTGTCAAACGCGGCTTCGTGCTGATCGAACAGTTCAGCGACGGTTGTCGCTGCATCCGGGCCATATATAGCGCCTACATCTTTCGCCACGCGCAGGGCGATCATCCGTGTACGCTCTCCGGCTGTGTAGCCCTCTGCTACCCGCTCTCGTGCTGTCTCGCTCATGGTTGCCTGTTCCTTTCTGTCAGCCATATCTCGTATCGTGGTTGCATGATATTGGTGAGGAGTTGCATGGATGACATGCGTTGCTGATCCCCCCACACATACCGGAGATAGCCTGCAAAGTCATAGGTGAGCGGCACGGTCGCCCGTGTGAACTCCGCTTCCCACTCATCCATCTGCTGCCGGTTGATTTCGTTGCGTGTGGCAAGGTCGCTCATTTCTTTCCTCGCTTTGCTATCTCACATACCCCGCACCATAGCAGGTAGATGATGAAGATAAAGACTGCCACGTTGAATGCTGCCTGGAGAAAATCCAAACCGGACATATCAATTGCCTTCCTTCCAAGTATCGCCACGAATGATCGCGGTGATTGCGCACAAGGAGACCCCGAATCTCTTGGCCAAGGCTCCTCCCCCTAACACCCTGTCGTATCGTCGGTACACCTGTCGAATCTCTGCTACCTGCTCTTTGGTTAGCTTGGCCTTGGGGTTCATCTCCCCCGCAGGATGCCAAATACCTCGGCGTCCCTTCCTGCTCATATCATGCAGGTTGTCTTTTTGAGTTCCTAAGAACAGGTGATCGGGGTTGACGCACGCGGGGGTGTCGCAATGATGGCACACGTACTTCCCTTGCGGGATAGGCCCATATGTAAGCACCCAGGCTACGCGAGATGCAACACAGTTCCGCTTCTTGATAGTGAAGATGCCATAGCCCTTGGTGCCGATAGCATTTTGCCAGAGCCAGCACGATTGGCTCTTGTCAACTTTTGACCAGAACCGTTCGAGAACATCTGCTTTGTTGAGGGTTGAGATAGAATAGTCTTGCATGTGAACCTCCGTAGTTCATGTGCCATGCCTCGGGCTGTTGACGCAGCGCCGGGGCTTCTGTATGTCGTTGATCTGATTGTACCTGATGTCCGTCACGATAACATCTTTCTTTCTTCGGCATTGGCGGAGCGAATAAAAACCTCGGTGAATCCTTTTTTGTTCGGATCAATGCGCTGGAAGGCCATCGACGTAACGAAAACCCTATCGTCCAATCCGAGTCCAGCACAGATGCCATCCCGTAGATGTTTGAGCGTGCCCAAGGCGTTGTCGTCATCCTTTCGCCTGCTTGCCTTGTCCCAGTGGATCACCCATACCAGCACGGGCATCTCGGGAACGTCTGCCTTGGTGTAGCGTGTGCCACGCACGGCACCACTGCCAATGATGTACGCGTTCTTCTCATCGGGTGCCTTGGAGCGCCAATGCTTGTGCGCATTCTGCCCGAGTGTGGTGGGCGGGACCCACGGCACAGTGAAATGGATCGCATGTGGGGGCTTTCGTCGCACCACGGGGCTGCTAGTGGCCTTTACGGGCATGATTCGCTGCGTCCTTCCGTGCGTGTGCTGCTACCGCAAGCTCCCGGTACGCCTTATGCGCTGCCCACATGGAGTCGATCTCGTAGTGCATGTGCAGGGCAATGTCATCATCAGGGTGGTTGCGAAACCACTGAATGTAGACGTTGAATCCCTGCTCGAACTTGTCAAAGCCCTTGATGATCGCCGCGTCAGTTGGTTGCTTCTCCGCTGCTGCCATTCCGTTGTTCCCTTCTCTACGATATGCGCAGGTTCCTCATGCGCAGGTCATCTCCGGTAAGTGTGGTGAAGCGTGCGACCTCTGCGATACGGCTGACAACACGCGGCCCGAACTTGGCTTTGAGTTGGCCCATATCCAGGTTGGTAGTGATGATCGTTGGCAACTTGCGGTGATGCCGTCCGTCAATGATGGCGAACAACCGCTCGTCAACAAACTCCGTCACCTTCTGTGTGCCAAGGTCGTCCAGAACCAACAGGTATGGCTTGAACATATCAGATGGTGTGGTCGTGGTGGTCATAGTTCCTGCGGTCGGTCGCATTTCGTCCAAGATTTCCGTGAAGGTGCCGATACGGACACGCTTGCCCGACATGTGAACGATGTAGGCCAGCGCCACAGCCAGTCCGGTCTTGCCGCTCCCGACATTGCCGGAGAGGACAAGCCCATACTTCTCCGGGTAGTCATTCTCCAGCCATTCCTGCCCGAACCTTCGTGCGTCCGCTGATGGGTGTGTGTCTAGCCGTGCATTGACGTGGATATGCGGTGCATACAGCGGCCAAGATGCTTCGAGCTCCTTGCTGAGTTGCATCTTGCGGCCAACGTCACACCAACAGGCGGCGTTCGTGTGGGGATTGATGCCGGTATCTCCGCACTCGTGGCACTCGCAGCCCTCATCCCATCCGAAGTCCTTGATGCCTGCTTGCCGTTGCTGTTCCATGTGGCGGGCAAGTTTCTCCACCATCTGTTCGATGTGGTGCTCTGGCAAGGCGCTACTGATGTGCTTCATGTTTTCCACCCTTCAAGGTCGCGGATCATTTTCTGACGCGCTGCTTCCTGGTCGCGTGAAACGAATCCATCCTGCCGTGCCGCGCCTGCCTTGGGCTTTGCGGTACGTGCTGATAACCATTCATCCCGCTTGGCGAGGATGCGATTGATGGTCACACCCTTTGCCCTCCAAAAGGGATCGTTGAGGAGCCACTCGGCAATGCTTACGATTTCCGCTGGCGTGCATCCTGCTTTCGCAAGCGTGTCTGCATCCTTCATCGCGCGTCCGTAGTTAGTGGGCGGTGGCGTATGCAGCACGTCCTCATGGAGGGTGGCGAGAAGCGTCTGCGCGGGTCCGTGTCGTGGCATGGGTTTCTTTTCTGGAACGGAAAAATCTGCGGGGTGTTTTGAGGATTTGGTTTCGTCAGAAACAGAACCATCTTCAGGTTGATACTCTTTCTTGTCTTCAGGTTGATAGGAGTCTTCAGGTTGATATGACCCTGACTTTTCACTACCCTGACTTTTCACTGGGGTAGTGAAAAGTTTGGGGGTAACTTTCCCGGGGTAATCAGGTGCTTGTTTCTGGAGAGTGAGTAGTGTCCAAACGTTCCGGGCATTGGGTCCTGTCTCTGGGTCCCTTTCGATAACCTCCCATGCCTCCAGGATTCTCACGGCTTTTCGCGCAACGTCTTCGCTGAGACCGGTCTTCCGTGCAATGGTGGCAATAGGTTGTGATGATGCGAACGATGTGTTGTCTGCCCACCGGCAGAGGAATAGATAGACCTGCGTGATTGAGCCGGGGGACTTGGACATGTATCCGGCATCTATCCAACGGTTAGGGAAGGCGGCATACCCTCCATCAACACGGCGAACCTTGGTGCTCATGCCATATCCTTTGGGTCTACTCCGAACTGTTCAAGATAGTGGTCCCCCCAATCTGACAGTCTCCGGTTGTACAGGTCTGCAAGATACGATGGATCAGCCTTTGCGACTGAAAGGTTGAGCAGATTCCGTATCTGAATGGCTTGTGATAAGGGTAGTGGTAGCCCCTTGATGTCACAGAGATTCCCCGCTTCATCAAGTGTGAGGGTATCGGTGCGGTCAAGCAGCATCTTGGGGTGGTGTATACTCATACGTAGAGAACTCCTGTTCTTGGTGTTGAAACCGCCGCCGTATTCCCTGCCCTGGGTGCGGCGGTTTCGCTTTAACATGTCAACATTGTATCAGTTCGCTGTGGCCTTTTGTCGGGCGATCCCTGCGGCCATGACGATCAGCGCGAGTACCGTTCCGATCCCGAATCCATAGCCTTGATCACTCTGTCCGCTGCCTGTATCCGGCAAGCCCGTTACCGTGGTCGGTGCTGGTGCTGCGGGTACTGTGTCGGGTACAGGGGCTTCCGTTGATCCTGGTGCCACTGGAGGCTCTACAGCGGGTGGTTCCTGTGTCGGTATGCCTGGGGTAACAACCGGGACGGTCGGAATAGGTGTCTCAACTGGCGGTGCATCGGTTGGCACGGGAGTTTCGATCACGGGTGGCGCTGTTGGCTCCGGGGTGACTGGCTCCGTGGGCGTGGGCACGACTACCTCTGTTGGTACTGGTGTTTCCACGATAGGCGTTGGCGCGTTCTCCGTGGGGCAGTTGCCCTGTTCGCCTGGGAGCATATCGCCGTGGCCCAGGTGCGCTTCGAGTGCGCTGTCGTCGGTGGTGAGCAGGATATACCCGCCGTTGCCGAGCAGGTGGCACACCATGACCGGCAAGTGGCTGTTGTCGTTGCCTCCTGGCTTGTGGTTGGCCGCTGCGGTGGTGAAGGTGAGGGCGAGTATGAGTGCGGTGATGATGGTTATCTTGTTCATGCTTGTGTTACCACTCTTTCTTCGATACAGGTGTTGATGATGGCGTTCAGGCATGTGTGGGTAATGATGCCAGTGACCGCCTCGCTACCGTGTTCAGCAAGTGCAAGTTCCATTTTTGCCTTGTCGTCAAAGACACCGAGCGTGGCTCTTTTATCCCGGTATACCAGTTCAACAAGGTAGATAGGGGTGTCGTCTGCGTGTTCGTACTCCGGCTCCTCCACTTCCGGTTCGGTGTACTCATCCTCGTATGTGTCAATGTCAACAAGGTCGGATATTTGCCTTGTCAGTTCGTCGTCTTGGTTCATGGTTTGCCTGCCTTCTTGGCGGCTTCCAATAGGGCATCGCGCTTAGCATCACGGTCGGCCGTGGTGCCGTAGACAACCGTAAGAACCCCGTTCGTGGATGATTGGCTCGTGGTGAAAGGGGACACCCGCCAGCAGTCTCTATCGAACAGCCACCACCTCGGCTGCTCTGGTTCGGGCGTGATGTACTCGATGGTGACGCGGTACTCCCGGCGCGTATCCTCCTTCTCGAATCCGATGCGTTCCATCTTATCCATCATGGCGGCTAGCGCCTCCATCGGGGATATGGCGCGGAAGATGTCAACGTGTCGATTTGTTTGCATCGTGGTTGCCTCCTGCTAGAAGTTAGGCTCGGCGTCGTCGTCCTCGTCCGTGTATTCCCAGTCGTCTGTGTTGGGTGCGGCCTGCTGTGCCCGTGGTGCTGAGATGACGTCGATGAAGTTGGCGACTACATCAAACGATGTGCGGGTTTCGCCGTTGCGGGTGGTGAAGTCCCTCGGGTTGAAGGCTCCCATCACCATGACTTTTGATCCGGTGACGAGTTGCCCTTCCTGCATGAGGGTTTGGGCTTTCTCCACCATCTTGCCGAAGCACGCGATCTTGTACCATCTCGTAGTTTGTTCCCCGCGTTGGTCGGTAGTAACTGCCACATCGAAACGGATACCTGTCCCGCCTTGTCCGAAACTAAACTCCTCGATGTCTTTACCGACGTTACCTGATGGGATTATTATCTGAACGCTCATGGTTTTTCTCCTTGTGTTTCGGTGAGGCCGATGGCGGAGAGGGCGAACTCCATCATCGTGTCTGTCTCAATCTCAACGATGCGCTTACGGTGATTGACCTCCGGTGCGGCGACCTCGGCCACGCTCTCCAGTAGGTCCTGATCCAACAGCGCCTCGCGTATCCGCTTGCGCTCGTCGGCGCGAACCAGGGCGATGATGTGCTTTGCGACATCTTCCGGTACGAATGACGTGGAGGCAGTTAGATAAGCATCTTCGCAGATTTCAGCCACCTGCCTTGTTAGTTCGTCCATGTTAGTTCCCTCCCCGGTCAACCAGGCGATTCATCGCGTGCCAATTGATCCTGTAGTACGTCAGATTGGGCTGCTTTCGGAGTTGCAGTATCCCATCCTCTACGAGCTGATCGCGGACGCGGGTGAAGGTTTTGCGGGTGATCTTGTAGTGATACATGAGGTCGATGTGAGGGGCAGCGAACCACCCCTCAGGGGTAACATCTTGGTCATGTTGGCGGGTGAGATACGCGAGGACTGCGGCCCCGTGCAGTCCATACCGTTCCGCGACATTGGATTCAATCGTGAGTCTCATTCTTCCTCCCATGCTGATACGGGGACTTCATCGAGAGGAAGGGTCAACCTTTCTTTGCTCATGGTTGGCTTGCCCTTCCTCCCGTCCCTCTTCCCCATTTGGACAATGATGTTGTTGACGTATACCCGTAGTTGGCGTTCTACCGATGGGTTGTCTCCTTCCGGGTGGTAGGGGACGGGCACATCGAGCACGAACCCCTTGCCCACTGGCCATCGAACTATGTATCGGTCCACCCATACGTGATCCTCGTCGGAGAACTTGTACGACTGCCTCGCTTTCTCTCTATGCTGTGGCGTTGCCATTAGCTTTCGTCCTCCTCCATGTACTCCCCTTCGTACACATCGTCGTCGTCATCGAACGCTTGTTCTCCCAAGTCCTCGGTGAGTTCGCGCTGCTCATCCATCGCAAGGTTCTCTTGTTCAGCGATCATGTCGATCATGAGTTCTTCGGCGCGTGCCTTCCAGACTTCCGGCTTGGCCTTGATTCTTTTCTGCCACTCTTTGAGGACTTCACTTGGCACGTTGGTTGTGCTGCCGTCGTAGCCTGCTCCCCATGCCAGCGCATGGCGGTGGTTCTCGTCCATGCCTGCGTCTTTGAGCGTCATGGCGAAGCTGCCAAGGACCTTCTTGCGTGTCTCGGGAGTGGTTTCCTGCTCGGGATCGTAGAACACCATGCCCTTTGGCGGCACATGAGGTCCTTTGGGTTTCTCTGCCTTGGCGATGGCCGCAGCCGCGGACTTGGAGCCGAGGCGTTGAACGGTGCCGATTACCTGGCTTTGCTGGTTGACCACAATATGCTTGGGGCCATCGTGGATTTCCCCTGTCTGCGTATCGACGGTGGCCTGTTCCATTTCCTCGCTGGTGTAGAGGCCACTCATCACGGCAGGGAACGCCTTACGGAGCGCGTGGGACTCGGCAACCTTGGCTCCCATTGTGTGCGGCATGGATAACCAGTTGTTGCTATTGGTGGTGTACTCCTGGAAGAAGATCGTGGCGCTGAACGGGAATGCTCTGCCATTCAGGAGCTTGTACACGGTCACGGTGACTGTCTCGGGCTCGGTGCGCTTGGTGCCGTTCACCCTCGGCGGGTCGGAATAGGTAAACACGGGGGCATCACTGCCTGCATACTGTCCGGTCTGTTCTGCCAGCGCACGGTAGCCGTCAATGGTGGTGATGATCGTCCAGTTGCTCTTGAACCTGATAAGCGAGATTTGCTTTGCCAGTGGGTCGAGCCTGCGTCGGCGGGCAATGTCGATCAGGGCTGCGAAGATAGGGGCAGGTGCATCCTTGGCAACCTGGTCCCGGATCATCTGCACGCGGGCATCGGAGAACATATCGTCGGTGTGTACTGCGAGTTCGTTACTGCTCATTGGTGGTTGCCTTTCGTTTTGGCAGGTGGTTAGCGATGCCGCCGAGTGCATCTTTGAGTTCCTTTGACGGTGCCTCAATGCGCGATACGTCGTCGATGTGGAACATGAGCAATAGCGTCTGTCCATATCCGCTGCTCGTCGGTGTGGGCACTACCATTACGTCGTCGATGTGGATACATCCCCAATCGTTCGGGAACCCCTCGTTACTGCTCATTGGTTGTCTCCTTCTTCTCGTCGTGGTTTCGTACGGTTTCCTGTGCTATCGCAAGTCCCATTTGCAGCATGTCCTCCAAGTGTTTGTACAGTTCGCGGTTGTTGCCGTCGAACACGCGGACGCTTGCCTTTGCCGTGATCTTCCAGCCGCCTTTTGCCATCGCCTCCACATCGGTTGCGAGATAGAGCTCGGGGGCCTGGTTGATCTTCGTGCCTTCTGCCTGCATTGGTTCTCCTTTGAGTGATGTGCTAACTACACGGTCGGTATCCCACTGGGGCTTGATCCAGTCTGTCATCGTGTCTCCTTGTATGTGAATGAGCACCTTGGGCGACATGCCCGGTGCGGTTTGCGTGGTTGCCTTTCGCGGCGGATCGGCTGGGTTGTTAAGGTACAGATACTACTAGTGAGTATACTCGCACGACGTAGGTTCTGTCTACCCCTGCCGTGCCTCAATCTTGGTGATGAGGTTCCGGATAATGGGCAGGAGTTCCGGGTGTTCAACGATTCCATTGTGGACATCTTGTGGTACGTGGTTTCCCGCAATGGCAAGTTCATCGGGTAGGAGCATGAGCACCTCTGCGATGGGGGTGAGGATGTCTAACCGTCGTGCCTGGATTTTCCCCTGCTTGATCTTGTAGATGGTGTGATGGTGTAGCCCTGTCTCCTTTGCCAGCGCGTACCATGACATGCCGAGTTGATCTAGCCGTTCTTCGATGAGTTCCTTCTGGTTCATTTCACTGCCTCCTGTTGATAATGGTGAAACCCCGGTCGGTGTTCTCCAGTCCGGAATACCACGACGGCGCTTGGGAATGGGGCGCTATCCTTATGCCCGCCGAACTTTAGCCGTCCCTTGATGAGGAAGATTTGGTATGCCTTGGCAACATAGTCGTGCCACCATCGGGTATCGGTGCGGGCGGGTATCAGCATCACGACGGTTGCGCCGTTGCGTGCTGCCACGTATCCCTTCTGTATCCACTTGTCAATGCCTCGACCATAAGGAGGATTACACCATACCGTACCTTCCCACGGTTGCGTTAGCCCATCGTCGTCTTTGGTGTAGTACCTTGGGGCCTTTGCGTTGTCTGGTGTGGCCGCTGCATCTAGCGTGAAGGAGTAGATTGCGTCCCATTGGTCATAGAATCCTTGCGGCGTGGACCATTCATCGGTGTTGGATGAGTACATACCGTCATTCATTTCACTGCCTCCATAGCTGCGGCGATTTCATGTATGCGCGTGAGCACATCTGCGTCTTTCGCGGTGACGGTGATCTTCCATCCATCGCCCTCGGCGGTGACATAGAATCTACCGCGCTCCCCGTATGTGTGTCGTCGGATGGTGAGCACCTCTACGGCTTCCGGGATGGTCGGTGTTGGTGTGCGCTTGCCTGGGTGTGGTGTCTCTGTCATCGTATGAGTTCCTTCCGGGTTGTTGTCGGTCACATCGGTTGGTGGCGTGGTGCTGTAGTCCCATATGCGCCATCTGCGCACGCCTCGCCCTTCTTGTCGGCGTGTGTATTCCTTGTTCGCGTTATCCCATGTCGCATGGTCCGCTCGTTCTGCAAACTTGAGGGAAGGCCATACACTGTATCGTGGTTGTTCTGTCATCGGATGGGCTCCTTGTGGGGTGGTCGGGCTTGGTAGCATTTGGGACAGAGTACGTGGGTAAGTTCGGCTTTCTCTCCGTAGACAAACTCCCATGATCCATCTGCGCTTGCCTGCATGGTGGAGGTCTGGCCGCAGGTATCGCAGACGATGATGCCGTATGGATTCTGCGTGTTCTCGTAGTCGGTGTTGAGCGGGTGTGTCATGGCATGTGCTCCTTTACGTGTTGCCAGGTTTGTCCTGATGCGATATAGCCTATGCTCCTTCTGCTTATGGGGTAGAGCGTGGCGATATAGGTGTGGCTTCTCCCTTCCGATAGCAATGATTTGATTGCACGTACGTCTTCTGCGGTGATCTTGCTGGAATGGTTGGTCTCTCCCATGAGCCTGCCTGATCTTCCCTTCTTCACCCTGTCGGCTACGTTGTCTGCATGTGTGCCGACAAATAGGTGATAGGGGTTTATGCAGGGCCGGACATCGCATTGGTGAAGCACGAAAAGGCCTTGGGGTATTTGCCCGATATGGATGTGATACGAAATACGGTGTGCCTTGTGCGTGGTCCCGTTGATGCTCATTTCTCCGTATCCCGAACTGTCAACGTGGCCTAGCCATAGCCAACATGATTCGTCATCGCTCAATACTGATCGGTCGTATAGTCGCTCCTTTGCTGTTTGCAAGGTGGCCTCATCTGTCGGGAGTGGGTTCGGCATTGTCTTTCTCCTCATAACAATTCTGCCTGTGTTGCGGCTGGCTTCCATTGCTGGCCGGTGGCTTCCCTGAATGCTGGCAGTAGGTCGGGTGCTATCTTGTGGATATTCCTCCAGGTCTGATCGTCGATGAGCACATCCCCGCGTTTCGGGTGTGGCTGCACGGTGGCAAGTAGCCATTTCGCCGCGTGCTCTCCGTCCCTGAATCGGTCGCTGTACTGGTGGTTGGTTCCGGGCCTGTGGATCACTGCCCATACGTGGGTAGGTGTAGTGCAATAGCCTACTGTTTTGATATAGCCTATTGTATCACCTCTGTGGTTCATCCTCTCCTTGTATACGCATACCTGGCCGTTGGTGATTGTCTCGCGGCGCAGATGTGGTGTCATTGGATTAGCCCTTCTTGCGATACTGGAGGCCGTTGTCGCTGTACTCTGCGTGCCCTTCCATGCACAGCATGAGCACAGTCCCGCTGTTCTCGTGGGTCACGTCGTACCAGGGTTCGGGCGTGGGTTCCTCTGGCGTGTCTGGCATGGTGTCCGGGTACACATCGAGCGCTGCGTATAGTGCTTCCTCTGCGGTGTCGAGGCTGCGTTTATCGCGTGGTCGTCCGCTGGCGTGTGCGCGTTCGGCTAGTTCCTGCACAATGGCTAGGGCTTCTTCGATGTGGTCGCGTGCGGTTGGTGTGTGTGCCATGGCGGTGGATACCTTTCTGTTATGAGTATCGGACGGCTGCTGCTTCGATCCGGGTGTAGGTGGGGTACGGGTACTTGTTCTGCAATCGTCGGGCTATGCGGTGAACCTCCTTCCATATGCCCTGGTCGGGCTTGTATGGCTGCGTGTAGGCCGCTGTAAGCAGGTCGCGGTATCGCTTGGTATCTCGGAGGAGGGCGCGGCGTTGGCGGCGTGTGGTGGGGCATTTCATGGCGTGGTTATCCCTTCGGTGTTACTTGGCTGCGTGGCACTTGGCGCAATGGTATCGGTCGTACTCTCCGTCTGACTGGTGTGCAAACACTTCGACAAGGTTTTCTATGTGGTCGTTGGTTCCGCATCGGTCGCATGTTTCCGCGCATTGGTCACAATAGGGGCGCTGGTCATCGTTGGCGGTTATGTACCATACGTCGGCGGTGTTGATTGTTTCGCTGCATCCTGCGCATGTCGTGGCATGGTTCATGGCCGTGTCTCCTGTTGGTGTTAGTACGGTTTCGCGGGTCTTGCGTGATCCTGCGTAGTTGGATTGGCTGCGGTACTGGGTGCCTGTGGGGCTATCCTCCTTGCGGCGTGGTCCGTATTCGCGTTCTGCTTGCTCCTCTGTAAGGGTGCGCACCTCTGGTGTGATCGCTATGAACTCGTTGGGTGTGATCCATATCTGCCCGGTGATTGTGTACTGCATGGCGTGGTTGCTCCTTGCTGCGTGTGGTTACTTGATAACGCTGTGAAGCTTGCGCTGTCCGTAGGGCCAGGAATATATAAACACTTTGGTGCGCTCGTGGGCTGCTATGTATTGGCGTGCTTCTTCTTGGGCATCCTCTAGGTGGTCGAAACGTGCGCGTTCCTGTGTGATGCCTGTGCGCATGATTCCGGGTGCGTCGTCGGTGGGGAAATAGACCGCTTCGGCGGTGTAGTCTGCTAGTGCTTCGTGGCTGCTCTTGCTGTTCATCGTGGTCACCTTTCTTGTTGTGCTTCGGCTCGTGTGCCTCTGCGGTGGACCGGCGCGGCTGCCGGTCCCTGTGCTGGTGCCTATAGTTCGGATGGGTGCAGGGCTGCGATCCTTTCACGGATGATGCGGCGGGCGTTCACGCAATGGGCCTTACGGCATTTGCATGGGGCCAGGTCGGTGAGCAGGAAGGCGGCAACGGCAATCTCCTTACCGTACTCCCCCATACATGAACGATCAAACACGGTGTAATCGATCCCTCCGTGTACCTCGATCTTGCTTACGGTTCCGTGCTTCGATACTTCCCAGGTCCGACCGTCCTCGGTCTGCATGTGGACGTGCTCGGCTGTGGCTGGTGCTATCGGCTGCGCTAACATGGTGTCCGCTCCTCTTGTGTGTGCGTGCTCGGCCAAGTGGTCAAGCGGTGGACCAGCGCGATATTGCTCCGCGTGCGCTCGTTGCTCTGGTCCGGTGGTGGTTAGTTGGCTTTGTATAGGCGTGTCACCTTCTTGAATGGGCGGCTGTCTACTGCTGGGCCTCCGCTACTGTTGCGTCGTGCTATTTGCAGGTGGCAGGGCATCCAGCCCGTAGACCTGCCAACAATGAAACGGTATGTGTTGTCGTCTTGGTCTGTTACTTCTACTCTCCAGCCTTCGAGCCCGATAAGTTGTGCATGTAGATCTGCGGGGCAGCGGTCGCGGGTTGCTGCTTCGTGTTTGCTGCCTTGGCTCATTACTTCCAGATATGCAGCGTAGCCTTCCGGCGTTCCTTGTTGGGCTGGGTCTGGTGGGTCTATCCCTAACCACGCGGCGACCGCTTCGGCTTTGCGTTGCGCGTTGGTGAATCCTAGGCAGCAATACCCTCCGCCGGCATTGATAACGTATAGCCCTTGTTCGTGGTTGATACTGTGTAGTGTGTTCATGTGTGTGTCTCCTGTGTGGTTGCTTCCCTTGGCCAGGTGGTCAAGGTCGGTGCGCGGGGTAGGTGTTGCTCCTGCTGTGCTCGTGGTCCCGCGCTGTGTGGTGTTACTTGCGTGCTAGTTCCTGTGCGTATTGCTTTGCTGCCTTGTGTGCTGCTTCTCGCGTCTCGAACGCCTGGAAGTCTGGCACGCTGTCAATGTTGGTGCTGGTGCCGTCCCAGTGGCGCACGGTGTATAGGCGTGGGTTGCTGGCTTCCCCCCATGCTCCGTCGTTGCGCTCCGATGTGACAAACACGTATTGCGCGGGGTTCTTCTCGTTGTGTCCTCCGACTTGGTACACGCGTTCGGATATGCGGCTATTGAAGAAACGCATGCTGTCAGCATCGAAGAAATGGCCGCCTGTGCGCTTGTATAGGGCGATAAGGGTGGCGCGGTAGCCTTCGATAATCAGCCGGGGCTTGGTGCTGGTGGTTGCCTGTGTCATCGTGGTATGTCCCTTCTCGAACTGTGCATTTACGGCTGTGTCTATGGCGCGGTCTTGGGTGTCCTGTGCTGCCTGCTGTTGGGCCTGTGTGCTGGGTTGGTAGTGGTAGGTCATTGGGTTGCTTCCTTCTCTGCTCGAAGTATGTCGACCAGGTCTATGATCCATATGTTCGTGACTGTATCGAGCAGGTCCTGTGTTTCGTCGCTGTCCTGTGGCAGCGCTGCTATACGTGCGGCTATCTTCTGTTCTGCTTTGGTGGTGGCGCGGAGTGCGTTGCGCTTGTCTGTTGCGGTGTGTGTCATCTCGTGGTTCCTTCCTGCGTGGGCTTAGGTCGTGTCCCTTACCTCTGACCTAATAGTATCGTATAGGGTAGGCGGTGTCTATAGTTTATTGTCAATCTTTTGTAGAATCTTTTTAGGTCTATCTCGAATCACTCAGAATAATGTACCGTGGGGTAGTGGTGGTAGTATGGGTGTATTGATCGTGTAGCAGGGAATGAGGTGTTACGGTGGCATATGATGGTAGTTCGGAAGTTGCGTTAGAGGTCTACCCGTTGCCTGAGCATGAAGCGCGGCGGATCGCGTTTGAGGTGTGGGCATCGCCTGACGGCAATAGATCGGCGGCACGAGCTGCCCGGTACCTGTCTGCCAACACGGATCTGGATATACCGGCTGGAACCATCCGGCAGTGGGTCAATCGGCATGACTGGCACAGATACGCAACGGCTGGGTATGTGAGTGCCGACCCCCGGAAGTTTGTTGATACCGCGGCGATCTTGCTGGATGGTGCGCCTAGCATGGCGTTGTATCTGGTGGGCGCTGGCAGTGGGGATATAGAGTCGCCTGACCGGGTGGCGGTGACGGCGGCTATTGCGGGACTCCAGCTGGTGCTTGGTCCTGCCACGGCTCGGCGGGACAATGCTGCCGATACCTTGCGCTCGGTGGTGGACATCGAGGGCTTTCACTCTATCCCCGATGCGCAACTCCAGGAAATAGCTATGGGTCGGATACCCGAGACTACGTAACGGTGCGCATGTGATAGGTGGGGATGCGATGCTGTGATACGCGGTGGTTACTGTGACGGTGCTGATGCCGGTGGTTGATCCCTCTCATACCTTAGCTCGCGCCAGCACTCCGTATGATCCAGCCTTGCCAGTGTCCTATCCCTGCTCGTGGTGTACCTGTCTGCCTGCCACTGCACAGGGGGAGGGGAGGGGGTGTCTCCTCTGTGGTGTGGTGTGGTGGTGGTGTGCCTGTGGGGAGGGGCCTGCCTTACCTACCGGGGTGGATTCGTGCGTGGGTGAGTGTGAATGTATGGATGGGACCCACCCAAACATGCAGGAAAGTCACAGGAATTCTGGGGATTCGCCTCTCGTCATCCTTGCTCGTTCCCGTCGTGTCCCTGTCCTGAGTGCCGGTAGGAAACAACCCCCGGACCCCTCGTTCTCCCCCGAGTTTGGGGGAATCCTGAGGGTAAGGGTTGCTGCGGCAAGGGTAACGGCTAGCGCCGTTGCTACACTGCGTTCCGCATAGGAAGGGATAACCCCACCCCCTATAGTCCCCCTCCCCGTGATGGGTGAGTGGGTTTCGTGTTGAACACGATACGGCTCTCCGGTCCGTACCAAGAGCCTGTTGGCTCCGCAAGTCCCCCGGTGGTAGTGTGCTCCCTGGCCGTTATGCGCGGCTCAGATCAATGCGTGTCTGCTGTCTTCGGTTGTCCTTGCAGTTTATCACCGAGTTCGCAGGAAAGGAACATTGTGATTTACGTCACGATCTTTATCTTGTGATTTCTTTCACAATGTATTGTGATTTTCTGCACAATGTTTATGAATGGGGCAGTGGGCGAGGATTTGCACCCCGCATGGTGTGGACATACCGGGTGCGACCCGACCTTCATTGACGTATCTCACCACACCCTTACGGGATTCGCGTCTACCTATTCCGCCACCACTGCTGGTTACCAGTATAGGGCACAAAAAAGGGAGCCCCGCCAATGAGAGGGCTCCCTGTAAATCAGGATGGATGGTAGAGGCAAAAGTGCTATGAGATTGACCAGCCATCCTTGCAGTGGCGGAAGGTATAACGCCACATACAGATTATAGCACCACTACGGTGTCGTTTCCCGTTCCAGCCACTCAGCGGGTGTTGGCAGGAGTCGTCCCCAGTCGTAGGCAATGCCGTCGATGCAGTATTCCATTGCCGATGTTGTCGCTGCCCACGTTGGCGCAAACATGATGACCCCAATCAGGGATTCAAGTTCAGATAACGGGTCGCGCACCGGCGCAAAGTGGCAGTGGAGGAGTTCGTGGACGCAGATATGCCGGAACTTTTCTTCATCCCAGGACGGCCAGTCGGAACGTAGCCGGATGGTGGCTGATTTACGTCCTTCTTCTGGAGTACATGTGCCGCCAACGACTTCACTGTGTCCTTCGTCTTGTGGCGTTGAATGGCCATGGTACAGGAACCAATCGCGGAGCCCCATTTGGTCGGCAAGGAAACGGAGATAGGGGCCAATATAGTCACGGTCGCCGTCAAATATCTCACTCATGCTGTTCTCCATTGGTAGATAGCAGAAACCCCTGCTCCCGGAAACTGGGAACAGGGGCTAAAAGTGTAGGAGGGGAAGGCAACCACGCAAAGCTCCCTCCTGCTGGTGATTATACATCATCCCGTTTGTGGATCGTAAGCAGTTGGCCGAGCGTGCCTTCCATCAAGTGGCGCTCGATTTCGTCAATGTCCGCCCTGGCATATGTCGCTGACTTCCCGGTGATAGCGCTGTAGTAACAGAAGGTGATGGTCCCATCAACGCTATGCGACCCCATGATTAGGTGGCCTTCCGGGATGGCATCGCTTGGCGTGATTTCGAGTGGCCCAAACTCGGTGTTGATTCTCATGGCTTCTTCCCCTTCTTCTTCTCGTATGCTTCCCGTTCCTCGACCTCTTTGATGACATCGCGCCACTTATCGGTCTCCTTTTCGTAGATTTCCTGGAACGCGGTCGCTTCCGGGTCGTCCTCGGTGATGATTTCATGGGCGTCGAAGGGGATTTCCACGTCAACACCTGGCATATCCATCATGTACCCGATGTAATCGTGCATCGGGTGACCACATTGCCGCCCCCTGCCGAGGTCAGGCACCGGATTATGCCCGAAGATGAGCACATGTTCTTTCCGGTAGGCGTCTTTATCGGTCATCCCCACCCCATTTCCTTGATTGTGTTGTGGAAGATAGGTTTCAGGTCGTCACTGTACCCAAAGCGGTCCTGGTTTATCTCAATGGATTTGGCTATGTCCCCGTTTTCATGCCGCTCCGTAGCCGCTTTCCAGTCGCAAAGCATTTCCACGACATCAAGCAAGGACATCCCCCGGATGCCGTTATCGTAATGCTCAGGATGGTGGCTGTTTGCAGCGTAATGGTGGTCAAGCGCCACTTTCATTTCGGACAACTGTGCCTTGTACTCGTCACTGCCATAGGTGAGTTCTTTCAGCCGTGGCGTTACCCTGTCAAAAACCTCCTTCTCTGGTGATTGCAACTTACTCGCGTCGTGAACAGATGCCCGGAACTCCAGTTCACTTTCAACCTCACCCAACAGGTCGCTTACCCGCTTGATATGGGCAATGGTGTCCGCTGTGCTGTCGTACGTATCACTCATAGTGTATCCTCCTTATAGATCAGTGTAGCATGGGAGGTGTCACGGTGTACTCAGCAGAGGATTTGGCGGATTTGGCGGGGGTCCCTGTCCGCACGGTGCGGTATTACCTGCGCCGGGGGGTGCTCTCGAAGCCATTGCCGCAGGGAGGGCGTTATGGTGGCGATCAGTACAAGCGGTTCACGGGTGAACACCTGCAACAACTTCGGGAAGTGCAGGCCATCCTGGACCGGAACATGACGCTTGACGACATCCGGGACCATTTGCACCCGGTGGAGGACGATGATGAGTGAGATTTTCTTCTGGATCGTGGGACTGTTCTCGGTGCCCGCGTTCTTGTTCCTGGTTACGCAGTCAAGCCATCGACGGGAACAGGTGCATGGCAAAGAGAAGTACTACTACAACCACAAACGCGGTACGTATATGCGCACAGATGGCAGTGATCGGTAAGGAGGCAGCCATGAACGCACGCGAACAGATAGCAGAAGTTGTATGGGTATCGCAAACCAGTATAGAAGCACCGATAAAAGTCACTGATCGGATTATCGCCATTGTGCGCGAGGCATTGCTGAGCAAGTCTGCAATAACGCTGGCTGACGATATTGAGTACGAGATTGCAGCGGAGAGAGGTATGTATGAGATGACTTTGCCTACCGTGATAGATCGTGTGCTCGGTAGCGACCGATGAGTAGCGCCATTGCCAAGACAGGCCGGTTCTCCCCTGGTCCCCAATCACCGTTCCTTGTGGAACAGCAAACGATCCCTGCCCTTGGCGCATTGGTGCCGGAACTGGCGATTGTGCCACAGGACGCCGACGAGTGGAAACTGTGGCGCACACGGGTCAAGGCGTACAGGGAACTGCGTAGGCGGCAGTGTGAGGACAACCGCAAGGAACAGAAGATCGAAATGGACCGCTGCAAGGATGATCCGGCGTATTGGATCATCATGTACACGGCCATCTTCGAGCCCCGGAGTATTGATGGCAACCCGCCTGCATGGTATCCGTGGATTCTGTTCCCGTTTCAGGTCGGCATGATCCGCTGGATTCAGGCCACGATGGAGGAGACTGAAGGCGGACGCGGCGATGGCGTGGTCGAGAAGTCCCGCGATATGGGCGCAAGCTGGATATTCTGCGCGTATATCTCATGGGCATTTCTCTATCAGGATGTGTTTGTGGCCGGGATTATCAGTCGCAACGCGGACCAGGTGGACAAGACCAACTCATCGGATACCCTGTTCTTCAAGATCAAGGCGCTGCTGGGGCTGGTACTGAGTGTGCCTGCCGGGTTGCGTCTGCCCGAATGGATGAAGCCGAAAGGATTGAATAATGATTCCTCTACACTCCGTACAATCGCTCATCCAACAAAACAATGCAGCATACTTGGGGAAACCTCCACGTCACTCGCAGGTGTTGGTGGCCGCGCAACTATGCGAGTTAATGATGAGGCAGCTCGGTTTGAGAACTTCGATGCAGCGTGGGCAAATCAGGCAGCGACGACAACTCATAGATTTGCGCTTTCCTCTGCCGACCTCAAATCCCCCGGCTTCCGTGAACTTGCCGAACTGGGCCGTGCGGGACTGGCTAACCCGTATGCGAAAGCCCCCAGTTACCTGAGACTGGACTGGTGGGTGCATCCCTTCCATACCGAGGAGTGGTTCGAGAATGAGAAAGCCCGGGCAATCAACGACTTGCACTCCTTCGAGCGCGAGTATGAAATCTCTTATGAAGCTGGCCGTGGGGAGGTGGTATACCCACGAATACAGGATGTCCAACTTGGCCATTACCCATTCGATCCGAACCTCGGAACGTTGTATTGCACCATCGACCCCGGAACAAGTGACCCTGCGGCGATCATCTGGATTCAGGACGATCCCAAAGCCAACCGATACCGAATAGTCGATGCCTTCGAGGGCGTCGGTGGTGAGGATACGCACTTCATCGCAAGTGTCCTGACGGGCGTGTATGTCTCGGGTATCGGCGGCTACAAGTACCATCAGTACCCGGATATTGCCCGGATTATGGACTGGACGGGGAACTTGCAGGTGCCCGTGGTGTACGTGGGCGACCCGTATGGCAACCACCGTGGCGGTGACGGCAAGAAGTCCTTTTATGAAGGGCTCCGGGACGATAGCGAGAAACTGACCGGCGGTGCCAATGTGATCTATGTGAAGGCCCCAACCTCGATTGAGGTGCCTGGCATCACCACCAAGGACACACGTAACCATCTCCGGCGCAAGGTGGCGCTGAACAAGATTCTCGGCAAACTGGACTTCAACGATACCAAGGGTGCAGCATCCGTGCTGACCGCATTGAAGGAATCCAAGTACCCGGCCCGCAAAGAAGGCCGCACGTATAGCTCGGAAATCCTGGAGCCTGCCCATGACAAGTACAGCCACCGCAGGACCGCAATGGAGTTCTTCGCGGTGAATGTGGAGCCGTTGCAGGGCTCCGGTGGCGGGATGCAACGTGCCGTGCCGCCGATCCGCCGAACAATGGGTGGCCGCACGAGAAGGTGATATACTGCTATTACAGGGCGGCGTTGTTCGATGACAACGAGACTTCAGGTTGAACTCCTGATCGGCGCCGCTCACAGAAACGCTGCGGACCTTGAAGCCCGTGGCGTTTCTGTTTGTCTGGCAGTTCCGGTGTTAGCATCATCGCGATAATCATGGTAATGCGTCAGCGCTGGAGTTGCATATGGTTTTTCCGCTACAACAAGGTCCCCCGCCCATGATGCCACAGCCAGCGGCTATGGCATCGCCTATGGCACTTATGCCCCCCGAGGGTGTCCAACCGCCGCTTCCCCTGCAAATGGGTGGCGGCATGGATATTATGGGGATGCTTGCCGATCCCGAAGTGATGATGGCGCTTATCAAGTTGATGGAGCAGGAATCGGAACTCCAGAACGGTCCGCGCTACAAGAAGTGGTACAACCGCGAGGATTACCAGAAGCCTGAGTTGCAGGATATTATCTCTGCCGCCCAGCGCGACAAGTCCCTTCACAAGATGCTGATCGAGCGTATCCGCATGGAGCGCAAAATCCTCAACCTGCAAGTCGTCGGCACCTTCGAGGGCTTTGAGCCCGATGCCGAAGTCACATTCCAGGACCCGTCGCTTGTCCACGATTACAACCTTGCCGTGAACCTTGTCGCCACCTGCGACATCAACTTCGATGCGCGGGCAACCCGGTTGAGTAATGCCGAGATTGCCGAGAAGAAGGAACAGTTTGCCCACGCCTTCCGCGACAAGTGGGAGCGCAGGCACTCCCGTTCGTTTGGTACTGATCTCAAATATGATGAGGTCAAAACCGCAATGGGCACCGGGCACCTGTGCGCCCGACTGAGCCTGGACTTCAACGCGGAGTCCACGGAAATCCCCATCAATGCCGACCTGTTGGATGTGACTACCTGTTTCCCCACATGGGACGGCGACAAGGGCCTTGCCACGATGCGTCGCGTGTATTCGCAGACAGTCGGACAGGTTGTCGCGCTCTATGGCGGATTCAAGAAGGGCATCAAGAAAGACCTGTTGCAGGACAAAAAGGTCACCAACGCGGACGGTCGTGAACGCGACCGCAACATGAACGACCAGGTAGAGGTGATCGAGCATTGGGACCGGCGCTGGTACACGGTATCGGTGGACGGTATCGAAGCAGTGAACGCGGAACATCGCTTCGGCTTTGTCCCGTATGTGTACCTGGTATCACCGTATGGCGATCCCGGCATACTCAGTCTTCATGCGTTGGGTGCCCATACGGGTGCATCTGCGACGATTGAGGAAGAGATTGCCTTCAAGGGGTTGTCGCATATCTGGGCGATGCGTAAGGCACACGAGCAAAAAGAGGCCATTATTGGCCGCATGTTCACCGAACTCAAAAAGACGAACAACCCGCCACAGACCTTTGAGCAGGACGATCACACGTATGGTGATGCCCCGCAGATGAGTGAAGCCGAAGGCGCGATAAACCTGCTGCGTGCCGGCCATGAGCGCCGTGTCGCTGGCCCTGACAAGCCGGGGTTGTCGCTGGTTGGCCCGATTATGGGCGTGACCAATGAAGCCGCGATGCGCGGCATGATGCCTGCTGCATCCTATGGGCTCACCTCCAATGCGAATGAATCTGGCACGGCGATTGATGGGTTGTCTGAGGCGGGACGGGATAAGATCGCGCCGTGGTTGAGCATGATGCAGGTCTATGACCGTGAGTGCGCGGAAATGGCGATGCAACTCACCGCCGACTGGGGGCATTTGCTCGGTACGGATGGACAACGTGGCGAGTTTGAGATTGGCATGGCCCAACCAACCGAAGGCCGTGAGGGCATCGTCAAGATCACCCACATGGAACTCCGTGAGGCAGGCCCGAATATCCGTAGCAAGCGCACATCTATCAAGATGTCAGCCCTTGCCTCGTATGCCAATACCGTGATGCAACTCAAAAGCGGTGGCCTGATCCTGACCGAGGAAGCGTTGGAGATGCGCGGCGTGCAGGACCCACAGGCGTATGCCCGCAAGTTGCGTATTCAGGAACTCAAAGAGGACCCGGAATACAAGAAGATCGAGGTCATGCGGTTACTGGAGGAGGAAGGCGACTTTGCCGCTGTCTCCATTTACCGCGAGATGATGGCGAAACAGAACGCGCCGCCGCCACCGGGTATGGGTGGAAGTATGCCGTCAGGCTTACCCCCGGGTGCTCCGGGTGGCCCCGGCACTATGGGCGGGAATCCTGGTGGGCCGAGTGGCCCACAAATGGCACCGCAAATGAATGGTTCGCTGGGGATGCCAGCAAGTTTGCCCGGTCCCCCGCCACTTATGGACGGGATACCATCGGGCGCACGATAACAGCGATGGTGTGACGATAAAACGCACACTACAGTCAACAGCGTTGAGCGCATAAGGAGAGCAACATGGCAGGATATATCGACGAACGAACAGGTCAGGTTGTTGGCCCCACGGGGCAGCCTGTATTCACAAACACAGTAGCCCCAATCGCCCCTTCTACCGGATCGGTCAATCCCGCGTATACCGCGCCGGGGACATCCGGTGGTGACGGGTTTGCCGGTGGAACTGGCTGGGCCGGGAAGCAGGGCTATACCCCGGAGATGCTGGAAAGCATCTACCAAAACCCGTGGTTCCTGTTGCAGGACGTATTCAAGGGTATCGAAACCAGTAGCCCCGGCTATGCAGCGATGCGCGACTTTGGCGCTGACCCGTTGTCCTTGTTCTCCATGATGGAGGGTGCTGGTCGTTTGACCGCGAACGACAAGGGCGGCGCGGCCAATACCTTCGCCAACTTCCTCCAGAACCTCTACTCGCAACTCGGTACGCCGGGTGGCAAGGCATTGAGTTCCGGCGAACTGTTGAACAACATCTTCGGCCAGGGCGAGTTCGGCGCGGATTCCAAGACTGACCTTGGCGCATTGCTCGGACAGGGCGATGCCAGTACACAGATTCGCACCCTGTTCAACCTGCTTCGTGACGTTGCCGGGGCCGGGATGAATCCGCTTGCCGCAAGTGCCTACATGGGCTCTGTGCAGCAGGCCGGTGACGAATACGGTAACCAGATGCTCCGAACGGGCGCAGGCAGTACGCAGAATCCGGTTGAGTTCATGCGCGAGAAGTACCCGTGGCTCACAGGGCAGGCCCCACGATAGGAGATTGGCATGGTTGACTGGAATAAGCCGTTTACATCGACATCGGTTCCGGCTGCCACCGCTCCGTCTAACGTGTTCTTCGATCCGAACTCCACGTATGGCGCGGTCAAGAGTTGGAACACCACCCCGCTTGCCGGACAGATTCGGGAACAGGCCCCACAGTTGGCCTACTCGCAGTACGGCCAGCAGCAGGGCATCGCGGATAACGATAGCGCCTTCTCCCGGTGGTTCTACCAGCAGTACCCACGGTTCCAACGCGGGTATGGGCAGGCGACCCTGGAGAATCCGCTGATTACGATGGACCAGTTTATGAAAACCCTGCCGTCACTGGCAGCATTGCAGGCGCAGTTCCAGCAACTCTCCGCTGGACAGCGCGGCGAGAACAATGCGCAATTCGCGCCGGTCGCCCGATGGCTCGGCAGGTGAACTAGGTGGACCGTAGAGCATATAACGCTGATCTTTCTGTAGATTGGCAGGATTTACCCGGAGCGTCCCCCATTGCTGATGGGGGACTTTCCTCATGGACGAGCAAGTTCTCGGCTCCCGTATCAAGTAACTGGGCAAGTACCACCCCAACGCCATACGACTACACGATGGGGAGCGGCTCCGGGAATCCCCTGATTAATGACTTCGGCGCGTCGTTCGGTAACTACTCGGCCAGCTTCGATCCGATGAACGCCTACTCCAGTCGCCTGATCGGTGGCCGGATCGACAAGTATTACAAGGACACGCCGTCTGAGTGGCAATCGTTTGAGGAGCAACTTGCCGCTGGCCCGTCCGGTGGTGGTGGTAACGTTAGCAAGAATCCAGGGTTTGCCAGTGGCAACTTCAACAAGGACCCGGCTGTATTCGGGGAGATTGAGGCTGCTGCCGCCAAGTATGGTATCCCCGCGAACCTGTTGAAGTCGATGATCGCACGGGAATCAACCGGCGATTGGGAACGGGATGGGAATCGCACGCCAGAGGTTCGCCCCGGTGACCGTATCCTCCCGTATGTCGGTATCTTTGAGAGTACCGCGAAATCATGGGGCTATGACTTCAATGCCATGATCGGCAACCGGGCCTTGCAGATTGACGCAATGGCGAACGGCTTGCGGCAAATCTACAGCCGCCCCGGTGTGGGCGACAAGTACGGGTGGGACGGGGTTATTGCCACCTATTACTCGGGCAACCCTGACCAAACCTATACGCCCCCCGATAGCCTCGTTCACGGCACCACATCCATGTATGTCTCACAGGTCAACGGCATGTGGCAACAGGAGGATGCGTGGACACAGGCTAACGGTGGTGTTGTTGGCAGTCGCATGGGTGTATCGCTCGGCAGTCCACAGGACCCGAACTGGCAGCCCGTGAACCAGTGGGACAGCCTTGTTGCCACCGCTGCATCCAGGTACGGCGTGCCGCCAAACCTTGTGAAGTCGATCATCCGGCTTGAATCGGGCGGCGTGCCCACGGCACAGCATGGCGCGAGTGGCGCAACCGGGCTCATGCAAATCATGCCGGATATCTGGAACGGCGGTAACGCAGAACAGTTGTTCGACCCGGCCTATAACATCGACCTCGGCACCAAAATCCTGAAATCGAACTACGACCAGCACGGCTCGTGGGAAATGGCTGCGCGTGCGTATCTCGGGTTGGTAGGCGCTGACGCCAACGGCACCACCAATGAGATGTACTGGAACCAAATCAACGGGTACTGGAAGGAACTGGACGGGAGTACGGGTGGCGGCACAACTGGCCCCGCAGGTGGCGATGTCCTGCCATTGAGTTCTATCTGGGGGAATATGCCCGGCGTGAGTGTGACGCAAGGGAACCTGGAGGCGAACGATTGGGTGCTCAACCATACGAGTGTGGAGTATGGCGGGCGGCAACTGAGCGGGCGCGGCATGTATGACTATGCGTATGAACAGTTCGGGCAACTGGGGCATCCGGGCGTTGATTACGGCATGGAATATGGAACCAAAATCTATACCCCGGTCGGCGGCACGGTGATCGCTGCCGGTGGCACCGGGTTCTACGGCGATGACAATGGGGGCATTGGCGAAATCCGGGTTCGGATGGATAACGGCCATGAGTTGATCTTCGGCCATATGGGATCGGGCACGGTACAGGTGGGCCAGCGTATCAACGCGGGGAGTCTTGTTGGCACATCCGGCACGGCAGGTTCAGGGCCACACTTGCACCTTGAATACCGGGTGCCCAACCCGCAAACGCCTTCCGGCTGGATGAGCGCGGACCCGGCAACCCTGACCACGGGGGGCGTGTTGGCCGGTGGTCTTTCATCCCTGAGCGGGCAAATAAGTGGACGGCCAATGCCAACCAGTTATCAAGATATGATTATCGCCATCATGCGAGGTGATACAGTTCAAAGCAACAATGTGTCCAGTGGCAACGCATGGAACGACTGGCTTGTGGCAAACATGTTCCGGTAAAGGGGATAAGGAATGGTATCTGATTTCGAGAGATTCCTTGAAGGACTTACATCGTCAATGGGCCTACCGGGTGCGCCCACAGCGCCACCGCCTATCCGTACCCAACGGCCAGAGCCACTGCCGTATTCCAACGCAACACCACAACAGCAACAGGCCATTCAGCAGGCATCCGCAGGATTGCCGCCCGACCTGGTAGCGCAGATCGCGCAACTTGCGGCTGCACCTGCCGCACAGCAGATGCCATCCCCGGCGATCAACCCGAACCTTATGGCATCGACCACAATGCCGATGGGCTATCAGCAGCCTGCCCGTGATACTGCCCCGGTGCAAGCGCCGCAACCGAAGCCAACCGATAACCCCTACGCTGCGAAGGATGGCGAGGGCTACGTGTTTGTGGCCTACGATACCGGCACAGAGGAAGGCGAAGTCACGGTTGCCGTGCCTGAGCGGTATGTGCCAACCCTTCCGGCTGGAACGCGGGTTATCAGTGAAGTGATCCCGGCATCCCGGCGTGACGATATGGCCGCGAACAACGACTTGCTTGAACAGCAGTCGGATACGGTCAAGAATGGCATTGTCCCGCCGAAGCAGGTTGCCGTTGCCAAGAATCCTGAAATCCTGGTTGTTGAAGATCGGCAAGGCAATATCTCCACGATCTATGCAACCGAGGAAGTCCCGCAGGGGTCCAAGGTTATCCGTCGCGGTGGCGGTGAGCAATCCGGGGAGAAAATGGTTGCCACGGGTAGCCCAACCGTCGTCGGTGAAATGACTGATGAACAGGCTGCCGCAAACCGGGCACAGAACACCGCAACGGTGGACGCCGAGGGCAACATTGTTGAGCCCGATAAGGAAGTGCGGGTACTGTCGATTGCCGAACTACGTGCCATTGATACGCCTGAGACAACCGAGATGGCTGACCGGCTGGAGCAGAGCGGGTTGACTGAGTACCGCGATGATACCGCGTATATCCAGGACCCGGAAACCGGGCGACTGACGGCAATGCCAATGGACGAATACCTGGCACAGTCAGAGGATGCCAACGCACCGTTGCCTGCGATGACAACCAATATCATCCGTGATGAGCACGGCATGAATACGGAAGCGAACGAACTGGAAGCGCAGGGCATCTATGTGATCCCTGACGGCAAGATGGCCGTCAAGCGCAATGGGACGTGGACGATTGTTACCGCACAAGAGAATCCCGCGAATGTCGATGATGTTGTCTACGGCGGCGTGAGCAAGCCGCTGGAAGATAAGCGCATTATCGGCAGTGGTGGTGACTTTATCGAGGGCATGAAGGACCTTGGCGGTGGCGTGCTTCCTGCCTTGGCTGCATTGGACAAGCCGCGCCGATGGACCAATGAGCAAATGGGCAGCATCTTGTATGAGCAGGCGTCCGGCAATGATGTGAACCTCCCCGGATGGGACCCGTTGACCTCATTTGTCCTCGGTGCCCCCGGGTCAGACTTGAAGCCGGGGAAAACAAAACTCACGTCGGAGGAAGGTTCGATTGGGGAGTGGGCGAAAGCCAACCCTGATAAGGTGATTGACCTGTATGAGAATGGGTATGACGCGAATGATGATGGGGTTGTGGACTTCACGGGCGGCGAAGCGGTCTTTGAATACTGGGTAGGCCAACAGAATATGCTCACCCGTGTCGTGGGCGAAATCGCGGGCGATCCACTGAATATCGCTGCCGGTGGTGGTGGCTTGCTCCGACGTGGTGCTACCAAGGTCGCGGGGGAAGCCGCAACAACCAGCATTGGCCGCAACCTGCTTTCTCGCGGCATGAATACCACAGGACGGTTGCTGCAACTGCCTGACGAACTGATGGATGCGGCCCTGTCCCGGACGGCGCGGGGTACGTATAACACTCTCACGACAGAGGGTGTGCGGACAGGGCTTGCCGATAAACTGGCAACTGCCCGCATTACTGGCAAGCTGTTCCGGGACACCGACCAGGTTGCCATGACAAAATCGCAGCAAGACGTAGACCGCTCCGTGTCCACCCTTGCTGACCAGCAGGCGCTGACCCGTCCGATGGATAACCCGCCGCCAACGACCGGCACCGTGCCACCTCCAACTGCGCCTGATGTGCCACCTGCGCCACGAACGCCGGATGCTCCTGCATCGGGGCAACCGCCAACCGTCGTGTCCTCGGTGGATACGCCGCCAATCCCGCGTGAGGTGATCGAGACATTGCCGCCCGCGCAACGTGCCCTGTATGAGAACTGGGATCAGCAGTCACTTGATATTGGTGGTGAATCCCCGTTCTCGTATCGTGAGGATGGGTTGCCGGACGCGCCGAACTGGGGTATTGCGACACCGCGTACCGATGAAGATGGGCGTGCTGTCCTTGAGCTTCTGGAGGAAGATGATTACGCACGCCGGATTGTGGATGAAACGTATGTTGCAGTTGGCAAGGACCTCCCGGATCGGTGGAAGTTCTTTGCGGACCTGCACGATCCGAAGGCCCGCCGATTCGATGCCAAGGAAGAGGAACTAAAAGCCCGGAGTATCGGCCAGAAACAAGCCCGTGGCGGGAAGTTTGACTACCCGCACAAGGCGCTGTCTGCGGTCAATGAAGCCCGGTACATCATTGATGACTTGATCCCTGACTTCAAGCAGGCGTTCCCGGATCGGGAGATTCCCGCGTACCGCTTCAAGAACAAGGCCAAGACCGCAACGCTGGATAGCACCGAGAACGATGACCTGTTGCTGGAAACCTTCATCTTTGGCGATGCGGATGTATCTGATGCTGCACGCCGGACGTTGGGCACCCGGGCTTTCAACCGGGAAGATGCCCACCTTGCCGCGCTTATCCGTACAGCAGGCGAGTATCGCACCCGATACCTGGACCGGCTTGCAGGCCGTGTGCCTGAACCGCGTGCCGCTGCACCGACGCCAACCATTTCGACAGAGCCATTGCCCACCCCGCGTCAGGCTGCCCCGGTAGAGCCGGAAGGCATCATGGATGCCCCGATTGTGGAGCCTGAGCCGGTGCGTCGTGGTGTAGGGCAGGAGCAGCAGGGGGACTTGCGCGTTCCGACAGAAAGGGAAACGGCCGAGGCGCGTAAGCAGTGGAACACAGAGAACAATCGCCTACGCGCATTAATGAAAGAAAATAATGTTAAGCCGGAGTGGGTGAGCGCCTACGCGCAGCGTAAAGGGCATGCCAGTGCGGCAGGTCTTACGCTGGATGAGCTCACGTACCTGAAAAACAAGTTGCGGACAGACGCGGCAGGAACGAAGGAAATGCTGGAAGCTTTCTTTGAGGCCAGCGCACCGAAGGGTGTTGCTGGGATTGAGAGCATGGCCCCTGCCGATATTCGCACCACATGGGGCATGAAGAAACGGGACCTGCAAAAGAATCTCGGTATCGACAAGTCACTCCAGCCACGGTCGAAACCGTTTGATGAGGAACATGTGCGCGGCATTGTGGATAACTATGTCGGCGAACGCATGGACCCGATCCTTCTCAAACGCGGCAAGGATGGCAATGCCTACGTTGTTGCAGGCCACAACCGGCTAGAGGCAGCGCGTCGGCTGAACGTGGATGTGCCAGTCAGATATACGGACGCGAGTGGCGATGATCTTCTGCGGCTTTCCCGTGAAACCAACATGCAGAACCTTGGCATGTCGAACGCGAACATCGCGGAGGATGTGCGCCGAATGGTGGACGAGGGAAAGTCGTTTGAGGAGATTGGCCGTGCGTTGAAATTGTCCCCGGACGGCATTGCCAAAACTCCGGCGACAATGGCTGAACGGTACTACAACTACTCGTTCCTGAATCCTGACAGCAACCTTGCCCGGTTGACTGACCAGGGCATCTTGCCGATGGAAATCTCCGCCAACGCTGGTCGGGGTATCCGCAATGGTGCGCTGGATCAGGCAGAGGTTCAGGCACTTGCGTTCCGGGTATCTGATAACCGGCTCAACCCCAAGAAGTTTGATGACATTCTCCGGCGTGCAATCAAGCGTTCCGAGGAAGGCAAGTCTCAGCAGATGGGCGGCATGTTTGAGGGGATGAATGTCAGTGACAACCTCAAAGCCGCCGAGGATGAAGTGGACGACCTGTGGCGGCAATGGACGAAAACCCATGACGATCTTCGCCTTGCCAACGATTCCCCGGTACGGAGCCGCACAGAGATAGCCCGACTGGAAGCAGAACGGGCGCGTCTTGCCGATGAACTGGACATCCCTGATGCCAAGATAGGGATGCGCAACCCCACGCCGGAAGGGTATCTCAGCCGGGATTACCAGGTTGATGAGGGGGCTGCGGCTGCAACTCGTACTGCACCAGAGTTCGATAATTCAGGGCCGCTTGTTGATGAGATGCTAGATGAGGATGGCAACCCCATTATCTCGGCAGCACAACGGATGCGCGATAGTGGTGCAAGCCCATTGTTTAGCCAGCGACAAACACCGGAAACCCGGTGGGCACCACGGGCGGTCAACCAGCGTGGGCCAACCACAGCGGCAGTGGCCGTGTATGGGCACCCGATGGGGCAATGGGAGTTCCCCAGCCTGAACCTTGATAGCATCAGCAGCCGGGTGAACAAGAAGGTTGCCAACCCGTTCTACAAGGGCGAATCCGAGTTCCTGTCTCCCCGTGCAAATACGCAGCGGCCATCGGCACAATCCCGTGATGCTGATTACTGGGCGGATACATCGCGCGCACCTGAATCGGAAGTGCGGATTGTCCGTGGGCGCGTCGTTACCGAGAACGATTGGGATGCGCACATCCTCAGCCAGCGGTTTGACGATGGTGAGCAAATCCTGGATCGGTGGTCACGTCTTGCCGACGAATATGAAGGCCGTGGGTTGACCGCAGAACAGGCCGATGTTCGCGCTGCCGATCAGGTGATGGCGGACTGGGGCGAACAGGTTATCAAGGATTACGACGCCAAGCACGGCACCTCGTACCATGAAAAGTACGTGGAGGAATACGAGCGCGTCACCACCACCGGCAAGAAAGAGGACCGGCTGGAAGGAACGCACGCGCAAATCGTGGCAACCCAGCGGGCGATTGGCGGCACCAACAAGGCCACCACGATCTACGATGACTACCTTGGCATCATGCGCGAGATGACGCTGTATAACGTGTTGTCTGGCCCGCGCTACATCATGACGCAGTTGATCGGTAACACGATTACCGCGATGATTACCGGGAACTTCGGAATCATCCCCCGCGCGATTGGTGAGTACAAGTCTTCGTACCAGCAGATGAGCGGTGTCAATAACGACTGGGTGATGAAGATGCTCGGCGGTATTGGCGATGGTGAACTCTCTGAGCGGACGTTGCGCAAGGGTATCCGTGAACTCGAAGGTGAGCCCCGGATGATCCTGTTCGACGGGACTGACCGGATGATGCGGGAATGGAACATCGGCACCGAGCGTGGCGACATCTTCAACGTCGTGCGTGATGAGGTCACCGAAGTCGGTGCGCCAACGAAGCTCCACAACCTGCGCCTTGGCAGCATGCAAATCGGCAAGCGGGTCGATGGGGTGTTTGCCAACCGCGCGGTGCGTGATATGGCGAACGCATGGGACTTGTCCTACCGCAAGGCGATGTATGGTCACATGCTGCAACAGAACAATGCCGGTGCCCGGATTCACATGCGCAACCGCATGATGGAAACCATGCCATCGTCCTTGCCCACCAGCGAGTTCAACCGCATGTGGGATGAGATCCCGGACTTCTTCGGCAGTGATCGTATCCGCCAGGTATTCGGGGAAGTGGATGCGAAGTGGGCTGACCGCATGGCGCGTGACTGGCAGAGCGCGATCCGCAAGATGGATATGGATGCCCGTGACAAGACCTACAAACTGTTCTTCTCCGGGTATGAGCGCAACGCGGATAAGGCGCTACGCCGGGTGTTCTTCTTCCACTACTGGATGAGCCGTGCCACGCCACTGTACACAGAGGCATTGATGCGCAATCCGGGCGTGATGAACGCGTATGTGAAGATGCTGGCTGAAATCAAGGAACAGGAGGAGGAAGGGCGGTTCGGCCCTGCGGTCAACGGCTTCCTCAACTTCTTGTCCACCCCGTTCGGGTTCAACATCTTCATCCGGCCTGATGCCTTCCTGCAAACCGTGTTTGCGCTGGACGACGGTTCGGACTTTGCCCCCGAGGGCGAGACATTCCTGGGGACATTGATGCGCAAGTCGCCATTGATGATTAACCCGTTGATTGATTCCGCCGCGAACCTGCTTGGTATTCAGGGGGATACCTTCGCACCGGACCCGCTGATGCTGGGGCAGTGGAGCAACCTTTCCACCAACGGCACGAACTTCGTGAAGTCTCACATGGGCGATGAGGTAGGCTCCCCGACCCGCAACAGCTATAGCGATCTGTTGGCATGGGTGCGAGAAAAGACCTCCGGCTATGTCGGGTTGCCAAAGATCGAGATGACGGATTCAACCCAGTATGCCCGACGTGATGTCAACTACTTCATCATGGAAGTGGCTGAGGAACGCGGCCTTGACCCGATGGGCGTTGAGGCAATGGCGGCAATGGACGATCCCGAGAGTTCGCTGTACAAGGAAGCCTTCAACCGCTACTCCGAGATGAAGTTGTGGGAACACGGGCTACGGTTCTTCCCGATTACGGCCCCGCTGTACCCGAAGGTGCGGCAGGAGCGTGGGGATGAAACCCGCTACATCATCAACAGCGCAGAGCCGGGAAGCAGTGAGCGCGAGGAAGCCATGAACCAGCGGGCTATCGCGCAAACGTCTGACCCGGAAGCGCGGACGCTTGCCTTGCAGCAAAAGGAATACACATCGCTTGGCAAGCCGGATGAACGCGATGCGTACAGTACCTACAACGGTATCCAGTACGGCGGCTTGAAGGAGCCGGTGGTGATCGACGGGGTGGCTGTTGACGACTGGGTGCTGTTCGGCATGACGGAGGACGAACGCAAAACGGCTGCCGATGCGTGGGCTGAACAAACCGGCAATACTGACAAGGTTGAATCCGTGCGGGAACTCCGCAAGGAATACCGCGAATCGCACCCTGAATATGCCGCGTATGTCGATTGGCGCGGGCAGGTATCCGACCACGAAGGTGGAGCGATTGAGTATTGGGCCGACCTTGCCGAGGGCAACCCCAACGCTGAACGGTATCTCTCCAATGTTGAGGAGGGGGAGCCCGGCGACGTCGAAATGAACCTGACCAGCGTGACTGCATACATGCAGTACATGGGTATCCGTCCAACCATCTACGACCCCAACCCGATTAGCACCAACAACGGGCAGGGGCAACCCTACAACCCGGCTGGTGCTAGCGATAGCAATGGGGAATGGGGTAGCGGATCGTCTACCACGATTGAAGAGGACCTGGTTGCATACGACGAGGAGATGACGGCATGGAATGCGAAGTACGGCGACCTGCGGAACATGACGCCACCGATGCGGGACGCGACGATGCAGATTGCCCGCGATAACGGCGACGAGATGCCATACCTTTCGGCCAAGGCAAAGGACTACATGAAGTGGGTAGACGCGCAGACCCCTGGCACCGATACCAGTATCCCCGCGTATGAGAAGTGGAAGGAAGGGCAGGATGCCGACGTAGAGAAGAAGCCCGGCGATCAGTCCCCCGAGGATAGGGAGAAGGCCAAACGTAAGGAGAGTTCATACGCACCGACTCAACCTCAGTATGCAGGCGGTATCAATGAACTTCTATCTCTGTTGCAGTTCTAGTGTCAGTATGAAACGTACTCTAGTGATATGGCGGAAAACGCCAAGGAGGAAAGATGGAACGTAACCAGTACGAGCAGAATCCCAACGCCCCGGTTCCCGCGTCAGCCGATAGCCCGCAGCCTGTTTACAACGAGGTAAACCAGGGTGGTCAGGGATATGCGCCTGGTGCCGCAGCCGAGCCGATTCAGGAAGAGCCCGTTGATTACGCTGCCAGAGCGCAAGCGCTTGAAGCAGAGAAGCAGCGCATTGAACAAGAGAACGCGCAAATGCAGGCCACGTTGCAGAACGTCCGAATGTGGGCAGAGCAGCAGGCCGCTCAACAGGAGCAGCAACAGCGTCAGGCGCAGATTCAAAGCCGAGAGCAAGAGATTCTTAACCGCGCCGATACGATGCCGAGCGACGACGCCCGGAAGTACATCGCAGAGGAAATGCGGAAACTGCGAGATGAGGATGCTAACCAGTATCGAAATCAACTGGAGCAAACAAAACGTACGCTTGCCCGTCCGTTGTACATCGACAACCTTGTGAAGTCGCATGGGCTTTCCGATGAGGATCGTCAAACACTTCTCGGGCTCGAAAACCCGGATGATGCAGCGCGTATGGCTCCCTACCTCAAAGCGCAGAAGCAACAGTATTCCACACTCCAACAGCAAATTGACCAACTTTCTCGATCCCAACAGGCGCAGCAGCTGCAAGGTACTGGCGTCGGGCTCGTGGGTGGGGTAAACGGGCCGACAGGCAACGTGGCGCTTCCAACAAACCCTGATGAAAAGGCCGCGTATGTCTACGCGCAGTTGAAGTCGGGCACCTACAGAGGATAACGACATGGCTGTAACCACACTGAGGGCGGCACAAACGTCCTACCCCACCACGTTTGATGGTGGTACGTCTGACCAGTTCTCCGGCAATGGCCTGGGCATTGGCCCGTTCATGGACGCGATTGAGCGACAGGATACCAAAATCCTGAACTCCATGAAAAAGGGCAAGGCCGGTAACCAGCGCAAGGAACGAACGGGTATGCACGGGGTAACCCCTCGTGGCTCCAAGGTTGGGTCTGCGGTTCTTGCCGCCGATACCACCGTGAATCTTCCTGCCGGGCATGGTGTCCGATTTCAGCAGGGCCACGTACTCCAGGTGACCGCCGCTGCCAGTGGAGCAACCGAGATTATGTGGGTCAACGCTGATCCGGCTACCGGCTCCCTGTCCGTGAAACGGGCGCAGGCTGGCACCACTGCCATTGGCTTCGCTGCCAATGACACGATCCGCATTATCGGTATCGCAATGCCACAACTCTCCGATTACCCCCTCGCGCCTGTCTCCCGTGGCCGGATGTTCCACAACTTCTATCAGGAGTTCAGCAAGCATCTGACCATCTCGAACCAGGCTGATCAGGAACCAAGCATTGAGTTCCCGCAGGGTGGCCTTCTTGCGAAGGACATGGTGAAGCTCGGTAAAGAGTTGAAGATGGACCTTGAACAGGCGTTCATCAATGGTCGCCGCCAAGAGGGTACTCCTGACCCGAGCAACCCGATTCCGGCCATGACTGGTGGCTTGATCCAGTTCGCGGAACTCTCCGGTAACGTGTTCAACGTGGGTGGCGCTGCCGTCCTGCTGAGCATCGACGTTATCAATGAGGCGCTGATTACGCTTGACGAGTCGATTGGTGACAATCGCGGGGCCAAGATGTTGATGAGCCACCGCACCAAGCAAATCTTCAATCGGCTGAAGTACCCATCGGACTACAATCGTGGCACCGATGGCACCAATGTTGACCTGCGCTGGAACACCGTGGAGACTGACTTCGGGCGACTGGAGTTTGAGTCTGAGTACGGTATCCCGGACGGCCTTATCATCCTGTTCGACCCGAGCGAGATGGAGTACGCACCATTTGTCGGTGAGGATTGGCACGAGAAGGACGTACCGACCAAGGGTAACTACAAGTGGCGCGGCGTTTCCGGCACCTACACCTTCCGACCAGGTGCAGTTCCGGGCTATGCGCTCATCAACAACTTCAACACGACCCTGAGTGCATATCCGGCATGGGGCACACCGTAGCGCATAGCTTCGTAGCATAGGAGTACCATCATGGCTGTACTGAGTAAAGAACTGATCGGTGGGCGCGAAACCAAGGAAGCCGTCGTGTATAGCGCCGGTAACCTCGACACTTCTTTCGCAGAAGTGGCATGGTCCAGCACCACAGAGCACGGCACCCGGACCGTGACCCTCGATAAGGCGGTTGCCGCGAACCAGGCTGACCGCGACGTGATTGATGCCCGCGTGGACGCTGCGGCGGACGTATAGGCATCTATGGAAAGGGGTGGTGGTTCTGCCACTGCCCCTTCTTTGTAAGGAGCGAACATGGGACGAAACGCAAGCACAACCACCCTCACGTCTGTTGAAAACATGGACCTTGCCAGTCTTGCTGAGGCAGAGTTGGAGGACATCTACAAGGGTGCCCCTGATCGGTTCAGCGATGCCGGTGATCCTTCCCCGGTAATCGAGCATGTAGACGTTGAGAACGCACCTGATGTAGATGCGGTGGACGACCTGATTCTGCTGGTGAATATCAAACACACCGAGGAGAAGGTGTTCCTGACGGACGATAGTGGCAAGCGTTGGTCTGGCGATACGGCGCAGTTCACCAATGGTCGCCTGATTACGGATCGTGATACCGCGAACAAGGTCCTTGCCGCTGCCCCGCATGTGTATGAGGAGCCCAAGACTGGCGAGTGGTTCACCCACGATGAGAGTGGCTTCCGCACCCGTAACCATACCAAGTGGCAGCAGTACGTCCAGATGTGGGCGGATAACAGGTAATGGCTAGTCGCGTTGGCAGTGACCCCATTACCAAGGAATCTATCGGGCTTGGCAATGTTGATAACACTGCCGACGTAGACAAGCCGATTAGTGCAGAACAACAAACGGCGCTCTCCCGCGTTGACCCCGGCACTACGGGGGCAGCGGGCGAGTATATGACGCTCGGTATTGGTGGCGTCCCCGCATGGATGGGCGAGGCCACGGTAAACGTGCTGCATCCCCGCTTCAGCGTGCCTGCCAGTGGCGATACCACGGCGGCGCTGCAAGCCATTATCACCGCCAACCCTGGCCAGACGATTGTATTCCCTCCCCATACCTACGACTTCACAACGCTCAACATCCCCGACGCGGATACGCATATCGTTCTGATGGCGGGCGCGGTGCTGAACAAGACCACATCATTCACTGACGGCATTGTTGTCACGGGAGCCAATGTCACAATCAGCGGCCCCGGCAGGATTCAATGCCCGGCAGCGTGGAACGCGGTCAATACCGCCTGGACGTATGCCGTTGTGCATGTGAAGGGCGATGGATTCACGGCGGACGGTGTGCGGTTTATCAATGTCCCCAAGGTTTGCATCGGCATCCGCGATGTGAACGACGCGCAGGTGCTTGGCTGCCGCATCAATGGCAATATCCCGCAGTCGTACTACACCGGCACGGAAACCGGGCACTTCGCTATCTGCTACGACCCACCTGCGACTGAGCCGAATGGCAACGTCGTTGTCACTGGCAATCTGATCAGATCGTGTGTGCAGGGTTTTATCGAGGGCAACTTCGGTACTGGCACGGTGTCGCTCGGCATCACGATCAGTGGCAATACCTTTGAGCGTTGCCGGGATCATGGCATCTATCTCAGCAACGCTCTCGGCACCCTCATCAGTGGCAATAACTTCTCGCGCTGCCGTGTTCCGGTCGCCGCCACCGGAGACTTCCATGTGGTTGACGGCAATACGATGTACACCGATACCACGGATGCGCTGCATGACGTGACTGGTATCAGCCTGCGCAACGCCAACGGCTGTGTCGTTTCCCATAACACCATCAAGGGTGTGTCACTGGCGAGCGGCACGGTTATCTCGATTACACGCCTGACGACTTCCGGCCCGATCAATAACAACATTGTTGAAGGCAATACGATCATCTGTTCGGGTGGCGCGGGGCGGGGTATTTCCGTTGGCCCGTCCAGCCTGGCAACAGAGATGTCCGGCAATATCATCCGGGGCAACATCGTCAAGGTGCCGGTTGTCGCCAACTTCGGGATCATCTCCCTAACGGCGTCGGCAACAGTTCGTGGCACGCACAACGAGGTGAGCGGTAACACCATCACCTATATCAACGCCACCAACTCCTACGGTATCCACCTGAACTACCAGGACCATGCCATTGTCCGCGAGAACCTTATCAAGTGGGAAGTGGACGCGGCGTCGGCAACAGTCATTGACGGTGTGCGTATGGTGGATTCCATCGACTGTGTGATTGAGAGCAACAGGCAAGTGGTCACGCCTGCATGGGGCACGAACATCACTATTCGTGGCCACCACGAATCCGGTACATCCGACTACAACTACGTTGCCAACAATGTCTATCTCTATGACCTGACCAAGCTGACCGGGGCAACACCGTTGCTCATGCTCGGCGCGAACTCCATCCGCGACAACAACCGCACAGCCCGCGCGTGGCCGTCACATGAGACAGGAGCGGGTGCACCAAGTGCTGCGCGTCCGAACGGCTCAACCTACCGGCGTACCGACGGGGTAAGCACTACTGACAACCTGTATATCCGCAGAAGCGGGGCGTGGGTAGGTATCGCCTAGCGGCGGGGAGAGTATCATGGCTATTCGAGGCATCATAGGCGAAACACTGCGAACCAGCATCAATCACTTTGATGCCTCTGGCAACGCGATCCTTGGCGCAACCTTCACTGTTCTTACCGCCAATCGACCGGACGACACGGTGTTCCCGGTATCGTTCCGGGAGATTGGCGGCGGCACGTATGAAGCGTCGGTTGTCACCACGGTTTACGATGTGACCGGCGAATGGTTCCTGCTGGTTCAGGCCGACAACGGGTTCCGGTACGAGGAAACCTTTGACATCATCGGGTATCCGCTGAGCCAGGAAATCGTCCCGGCCCCGGTGTATCCGCAACTTGGCCCCAGCCGGTCTGAATTACGGCGTGCAGTGGCTGAATCCCTTGGCGACCTCACGACAGTGACGGCAACCGCGACCGGCACCGAGGCGATGATTGTCGATAACGTGAACCTCGCACAGGAAGTCAACGCCTTCAAGGGGATGCAGGTTATCTGTATCTCGTCGGCGTCGGCGCAGAACGTGGGGCATATTGGCACGGTGATGAGCAACAACCCGACAAATCGTTCGATCATGATTGAGCCGCCGTTGCCTGCGTTATCTGTCCCCGGCGATACCTATGAGATGTACAACTACCGGGGTAACGGCTGGAAGGTAGATCAGTACAACCGGGCTATAAACCAGGCGATTGCGCGGGCCGGTGATGAACACGCGCCGCTGCCTTACGATGTGACGATTGACCATGATGCTGAATACCTGTCGATCCCGGCTGAGTTCTCCCACTTCTCGGGGGTGCAGGCGATTGATCGGTACGGCAAACGCAAGGAAGTCCCGGCCAAGAACCTGCACTTGTCACGCGGCACCCGCGAGTTCTCCCTGAGTGGCAACTATTCCTACTCGGGCCGTGGATATTCCACCTTGCGCATCATCGGGTCACGCCGTCCTGACCAGTTGCTATCAGACGATATGCGCACACACATTCCCTTTGACTGGGTGGTGCATGAGGCGGCAGCGATCCTGTTGCAGCATGACGTAAGCATGGGCATTACCCAAGGCGAGCGTGACCGGATGCTGGCAATGGAGCGGCAAGGCGCGGATGGCAGGCGAAGTATGGTAATCCGGTCTTTCCCACCAGGAACAGTCAAGCTGCCAAGTTAGGGGTAACGCATGAAGCACGTCCAGGCAAACAACAATACCGTTCGGCTGGATGGCATCGACCTTCCGGTTGAGGGCGACGTGCGTCCGAACAATCTTGCACGGTTGATGGGCAAGGTCACGTTTGGCGATTACTCGCAGGATTCTGACCCGCTGCAAAGCGTGGCAATCTGGTCATCGTTTACGGGCGGTATCGGCAATGAAACCTTGAAAGAGGGTGTTGATGACGAAACGTACTGGACGGGCACACTCGAAACACGCTATCCGGGAATGGTTACGCTACCTGCGCTTACGCACACATTCCCCGCACCGTCTGGTGACGTATCGAGAGCCTATCCACTGGAGGACTATCCGGCTCGGGCACCGTCACTATGGTGCGCGTTTAGCACGACACTCGCGAGGTGGAACGACACAACCCGCGTCTTTACGTCAATCGGGACACTGGCAGCAGAGCCCACGAACAAGGCCGTAGAGTACAACAATCTCTTGTGGATACCCCTTGGCCTTGGCGGGTATGCCACGGTCAACGATCTTGGCACGATCACCCCGTATACCGAAGAGATTGT